GTGCGTCTTCTCCCCCTGGCCGTAGCTACTGCTGCTGCGCTGGCCGTGCTCGTCCCTGCTGTGCCCGCCCAGGCCGCCGCGCTCCCCGCGGTCCAGATCACGAAGGTCTACTACGACTCGCCCGGCTCGGACCTGCGCAGCAACGCCAGCCTGAACGGCGAGTACGTGACGATCAAAAACACGACCCGCCGGGCGATCGACCTGGCCGGCTGGACCCTCCGCGACAAGACCGGCTACACCTACACCTTCGGCGACGACGTCCTGCTCGGCGCCGGCAAGAAGCTCACCCAGCGCCTACATCCGCAACGCCTCCGCGCGGCTGATTGACTCCTGCTCCTACAACTCGACCCGGGCCGACTGGATCAACTGCGAGTAGCCCCACATGCAGAAACGCCCCGCCAGTCCGGAGACCAGCGGGGCGTTCGTGTTTCAGCAATCAGGCCTTGGCCGCCTTTTCCAGCGCGACCTTAGCCGCTTTCTCCAGCGCGATCTTGGCGGCGTACTTGTCCGCGACGTCATCCCAGAAGGGGTCGCCGTAGATCGCGTCGATGCAGTGCCCCTGCTTGGCCCGAGCGTCGTCGAGCTCGCGTTGCTGCTCCTCGGTGACGTCCGCCTCTTGGGCGGCGATGGACACTGACGATGGCAGGGCCGCGTACGCCGCTGAGACTCGCCGCTCGGCCTGCCAAAATGCCTGCTGAGCAGCAATCAGATCAGGCGGGAACTCGTAGTCGGCCATGATGTCTCCCCCAGGTTGCGCAGGTACCGGGCGATCCTACGAGGAGCCCTCAGACGTGACGAAAGCGCCCCGCCGCCCTCCGAAGGGAGGGCGAGCGAGGCGCTCTGATGTCTGGGGTGGAGCCCCGAGCCGTGAATGTCCGCACGTCTAGGGCCCCACCACCTCCAGTATGCGGGGAGGCAAGTTGTGCTCTCGGCCGGATTCGAACCGGCGTCACCATTCAGGTGTTCGCCCTGATCAGGCTGCCAGAGCGTACTTGCCTCGCGGTGACACGTTGGCGCGCAGTACCAGGCCCAGCACCGCCGACACCAGGATCACGAACGTCGCCGACTGCTGCTCTGTCAGCGGCAGCCCGAACGACGCCAGACCCGCCAGGATCGTCGACAAGGCGCCAGTCAGCGCCGACACCACCCACGGGCGGGTCAGCACTGCAACAGCCAGGGCAACCACGCCGGACACGATCGTCATGACGTACCCGGCAGAGGTCTCGGTCAAGCCGAGCTGCGGGATCGTCACCAGGAACGCCACCAGGGCGTTGGCCACGTACAGGATGACCGCAGGCTCCTGGCCGAACAGAGTGACTGGTCGGCCCGTCGAGATGGGCTCACTCATCGGCTACTCACCCTCGCCCGGGGCGGCCTCGTTCTCGACCGGGCCGGCGACGAGCTCGATGGTCGCGGTGCCCGCGGGGACAACGTCGATCGCCTCGGTCACCTCCAGGCCGAGCGAGGTGATGCGCGCGGTCAGCACCGCGGAGCCCGGCTCGCCGGAGACGACCGTGCAGGAGCGGGTGTCCTCCGACACGGTGAGGACGGCGATGGTCGGCTCGTTGGTCGACCACTCGATGGTCTCGGTGGTGTCGTAGCCGGCGGCGTCCTCGGTGTCGGCGGTGTAGGTGACCTTCTGGCCGGTGTTGAGCTGCATGTTCTCTCCTTCGTTGGGTTCGGCGGGGGTGCCGGTGGCCTCGTCGACGACGGGGCCCGGGGTGAGGTGGATTCGGGTGGTGCCGGCCAGGTAGGCGGCGAACACGTCCGCCGTTTGCCTGGCGGCGAGCTCCGCCGCAGCGATGGTGGCCTCGCGGTCCACGCCCGGCTGGAGGCGGACCGGTCCGTGCAGGGCCACAGCCGCAGCCAGGGCGGCTTGCCGCGCTGAGATCGCGCGGTCGTTCAGGGGCATGAGGGGCGACCTCCAGGGGGCAGACGCCCGGGTGCGGGCACGAAAAAGCCCCGACCAGAAACGGCGGGGCTCGACAGGGGGATCCCGCGGGGGCGGGCTGGTAGAACGCTCGATGACCAGAGCCGGTCGGTGGGGATCAGTTCGTCTCATCGGCCGGATCCGGCGTTGGCGGCCGCCAGGACCACGTCGACTCCCACGTCGCCTCATCGACCTTGCCGGTGATGGGCAGGCCGACAGCGCGCTGCCAGGACCGGCACACCGACCGGGACTGTGAGCCGTACCAGCCGTCCACGCCGATCTGCCAGCCGCGCTTCGCCAGCCGGGCCTGCCACGCCTTCACGTCCTCGCCGTGCATCATCGGCTCCACCAGCTCGAGCGTGCGGCCCGGCCACAGCGCGACACCGTCGCGGACGACGATCTCGATCGGCTTCTCCTCCGAAGCGTCCGGCCGGTGCGCACCCGCGCGCACCCACCGGTACAGCCGATCTCCCGGGCAGGTGGTCGAGTAGCCGTCCCGGTGCCCCTTCACCTCACGGCCGGCGCCGTGATTGCGCAGGTAGCCGATCGCGTCGACCAGACCGTTCAGTAGCTCGTCGGTGGGCTCAACCAGCCCCTTGTCACCGATCAGGGCGCACACCGCGTAGTGGCCCTGGTTGAAGCCGGGCCCGTTGGCCGCCGACATGATGCCCTTGCCGCGGCCCTCGAAGACCGTGCCGTGCTCGCAGACGAGCAAGTTGTAGGCGATCGTCGACCACCCGTTGCCGTCCATGTGATGGCTCTGGATGCCACGAACCATGTCCCGACAGTGCGCCCCGCAGCTCTTCGTGGGACTGGGGTTCACCCGCGAGCCGACGTAGTGGATTTTCACGCCGCGGGCGGACGGCAGCGGCGTCAGTCCGCGCTTCGCCGGCCGGGCACCCCACTGCGCACGTGTCACCAGCTTCATGATCGATCCTCCTCATTCTCCGGCTCTGGCTCTGGCTCCGACTGAATGTCAGACCTGCTCAGCTGCAGCCGAAGGTCCGCCACCGTGTCCTCCAACAGATCCACCTGCGCCCGCAGCTCACGCACCTGCCCCCGCATCGCCGCCGAGGTGTCCTGTTCCTGCGCCAGCTGCTGATTCAGCTCCGTCATCCGCTCCCGCAGGCGGGTCAGCTGCTCCTCCAGCGTCTGCAGCGCGCTTTCGTAGATCGCTTTCGCCCGGTCATAGGCGGCCGCGTCCACCTTGGAGGCCTCTACCCGGGCCGTCGCTCTCGACGAGCGGGCGGTGAACGCCGCAGACCCCAACGCGCCGATACAGGCGACGATCGCGATCCAAATCTCACCAGTCACTCCGCCCACCCTTCGGCACGGTGGCCACGATCATCACGAAACCCGCACCGAGCAGCCAGATCGCCGCTGACACGTAGCCGCGCGGCAACACCCCGAATGCCCACGCCCCCAGGTGGAGCAGGGCCCACCCGACTTTGAGGGCGGTCGCTGCGGCGTAGGCGACGCGGTCACGACGCGTCCACGCCTGGACGAGGCAGATGCCGCCAACGGCCGCCCAGATCGACGCCCACACAGGGAGCGGCAGCAGAGCGGCGAGGAACGAGTAGGTGGGGGTGGCACGGGTCTCCGATGGGGCGTAGGCGAGGCCGTAGGCGTAGATGACGTCCACGGCCGCGAGGATCAGCAGGCAGGCGCCGCGTTGTGATAGGCGGCCTCTGAGGGCGCGCAGGTGATCCGTCATGCAGTGGCCTCGAGCATGGCTGTCCTCCCTGGACGAATCGGGGTACGGCTCACGCCGACGGAATGTGGGGTGCCGTCTGCCACGGGGCCACAGCAGACGGCACGATTCAGGGGTGGCCGGATCCGGCCACACGTAACCCGGGCAGGCGCCTCGGGCGTCTCACACGCATCCCCAGGAACGTGGAGCATTCGTGAGCTACCCGCCCAACTACGGCCAGCAGCCCCAGCAAGGGCCGTACCAGCAGCCCCAGCAGAGCAACGGCCAGCGCCCGCAGCAGTACGGGCAGACGCAGCCCGGCCAGTACCCGCCCCAGTACCAAGGCCAGCCGGCCTACCCGCAGCAGGCACCTGTGCCGTACGGGCAGACCCAGCCGCCGCAGTACGCGACCGGCGGATACCCGACCCAACAGCCCATGCCGCAGCAACCGATGCAGGTTCAGCAGGTCGGCCACAGCGTGACGAAACCCGCCTGGACATGCGGGGAGATGGCGCTGATGTTCTGCACCATGGGCTTGGCGTACCCGATCATCTGGATGCGGCGGCGAGGCAAAACCACCGTCACCCGGCACAAGTAGGTCAGTTCTCGGCCGTGCCGGGCATGACCGTCTGCGCTTGCTCCGTCGGGCGGGCCTGTAATTCGGCGGCTTCCTGCTGCGACTGCCGCAACGCCACCGTGAGCAGCGCATTCTCATAGGTAGCGGCGTCCAGGCGCTCCCGATATGCCTGCACGACCGCGCTCAGATCAACTTCCATTGGCACCCCTCGGTGTGTAGTAGCGGTACGGGCCGTCGCCGTGCACGACGACCTCGTCGCGGCGCGGTTCGACCAGCAGCGGCGGCACATCCGAACGAATCGCTTTGACCAGCCAGAACACGCGCCGCCCGGCCGGGCCGGAGACCACGAACCGGCCGTCGCACGGGTAGGTGGCCGCGACGTCACCTGGGCCGTCCTGGCAGGTCAGCAACACGGCGCGGCCGTCGACGGCGGTCAGTGCCTCGAAGTACGACGGCAGCTCCACCGTGGCGGAGCCCGTCTGATCGAGCGCGGCTTCACCCCAGTATTCGACGCCGTTGTAGGGCGATTCGGTGGTGGCGTGCACCAGGTACCTGTCCGCGTTTTGCGGGTGGTCGATGATGAACGTCTTCACGATTCCATTGGTGGAATTGTCGACGAAATTCAGCGACCCGTTCCAGTAGGTGCGGAACATGCCGCCCGACTGCGCTTGCCAGCTGAACCATCCTCCCGCACCGGACATCCCTGTGCCCTCAACGATCACGCGGCCGTCGGTGTGGAAACGCAAACCTGTCAGGACCGTGCTGGGGGTATTTACCAGCCCTATGTAGTTGCTGTTTCCCGGGTCGATGTTGATGATGTATTTTCGGCCGCTTATCGGGACGCTGCCGATTTCCATCGTATTCGCTCCGGAGGAATACGTCGTTATGTAGTGGTACTCCGTTGAACTCTCGTAAAACCGGATTTCCGGGTCGGCGCCGAGGAGCGGGTTGATGACCAGGCGGGCACTGCTGCCGTTGACGCTGCTGGTGAGCCGCCCCACGATGTCGACGTCGCCGCTGGCTGCGGCGATCTGCACAGTCTGACCACCGGACGAGTTGTAGGCGCGCAGGCCCGCGGTGTCCAGCTCGATGCGCGCCCCCGACGTTCCGGACCGCAACGTGAACGAACCGGATGCCGCAATGTCCACCGTGGTCGTGCCGCCGCTATTGATCGCCCGCAGCCCGGCGGTGTCGAGCTGGACGCGCGCCCCCGAGGCCGCTGAGCGCAACGTGAACGAGCCGGACGCGTTCAGGTCTACGACCTGGGTGCTGCCGCTGTAGATCCGCAACCCGCTGGTGTCGAGCTGAACCCGCGACCCGGCCGCATCCGAACGCAGCAGGAACGTGCCCGCTGGGTCCAGGCTCACCGTCTGCAGGCCGGAGGAGTCGAACAATTGCAGGCCGGACACTGAGCTGATGTCGACCCGCGCGCCGGAGGTGTCCGACCGCAGGTAGAAAACCCCGTTCGACTGCAGCCCCACCGTCTGCAAATTGCTCGCGTCCCACGCGCCGAGGCCCGCGGAGTTGAGCTCGACCCGCTCGCCAGTACTCGCTGTACGAATGGACGCGCCGAGCAGCCAGTTCGCTGACACCGTGCCTGCGCTGACCTTCGTCACGGTGAGATTACTGATGTGGGCGTCGTCGATCAGCAGCGCCGTCGCCGACGCAGCAGCAGACGGGTCCGACCGGTTGCCGGACTGGTCGACGGCGATGACCCGCACCCACCGGGTGGTGGTCTCCTCGACCTCGACGGTGCCGATCGCGGGGATCAGCGCGTGGATCATGCCCGCGTGCGCCGAGATCTTCCCCTTGAGCGTGGTCTCGTCGGCGGTGAACCCGGAGGTGTCGCCGACGTGCACTTCCAGATGGTCAAGGTCGAGCTCCAGGTTGTAGATGCCGCCCGAAGCCTTGCCCAGCGTGTGCACCACCTGAATTGCCAGCGGCGACCCGGCCACCGTCGGCGCCGCCGGCGTGCTGGGCGGGATCGTGTCCTGGCTCGCCGTCGCCGTCTCGGTGACCGACCACGAGCCTTGGTTGCCGGCCAGGTCGACGGCGCGGATCTGGAAGTCGTAGGTGACGCCGGGCGACAGGTTGCCGACGAGGGCTTGCAGCTCCCCCCACGGCGCGTAGTCCATCTGCCACTCGGACGCCGGGGAAACGCCGTAGCGGATCTCGTAGTGGTCGCCGTCCAACACCGTCGAGCCGTCTTCGTTGAGCGGCAGCTCCCACCCCACCAGCATCTGCGCGCGCGTGTTCCCGAGCCCGTCCAGGTAGGTGGCCGAGCTGAACGGCAGCACCCACGACACCGTGCCGGGCACGGTGGTGTCCGGGATCGGGCGCGGCCCCACCGGCTCCGACCCGGCGTTCGTCAGCGACCTGTTGAGCTCGCCGACGACGATGCTCGTGGAGCCGGTCTCCCAGCTCACGTACGGCGTCAGGTCGTGCCAGGTGCCGTCCTGGTGGCGGTAGGCGACCGTCATCCCCTCGGCCACCGGCCACGACGCCTCGACCGCACGCAGCTTGATCGGGTTGAAGCGCTGCCCGCGGTAGGTGATCTCGTTGTTCGTGTCGATCAGGCCAGCGTCGGGGTCGTACACCCACACCCAGTCGCCGACGGTGAACGATCCGCGGACGTCGTAGACCATCGTGGACAACCGCATCGCGTTGCGGGTGCCGGAGAACCGGTTGAGCTGCAGCTGAGCTCTGCTCTGGGCGTTGCCGTTGGACGTCGCCGACTCGCTGATCAGCCGGGTGCGCTTCACCGGCTGCCCGCGCAAGTCGAGGTAGGGGTTGGAGCCGATGTTCGCCGAGCCGGTGGCGACCGCGTCGCCCTCCCCCTCGGCGAGCAGCACCACGCGGGTCGTCCAGTCCTGCACGTCCCGGGCCAGCGACATGTCGCCGGGCAGGCCGGTCAGGGCGAGGTCGCGGCCGTCGGCGCCGTGGCGGACGATGACGCAGCCCGGGGTGCTGCGAAACAGCGCGGTGGCCAGGCCGGCGTCGAGGGTGCCGTCGCCGTTGACGCGCCATTCGCCGCCCATGGTGTCGCAGACGTAGCTGATGGCTTTGCGGCGGGACTGCCATTGGTGGCGGCCGGAGTAGGTGCCGGGCACGCTGCCCAGGACGCCTTCGACTACGGCGGTGCTGGAGCCGAGCAGCGCCCGGATGCTGTTGGGGAACGTCTGGCCGGTAATCGTGATCGGCGACTCCAGGACCTCGCCCTTGTCGTCGGCGTCGCCCAACCAGACGGCCATGCCCTGGCCGCCGATTTTCTTGGTCTGCTCGAACTCGCGGCCTGTGAGGACGCCGACGTAGCGGGCCATGTCCAGCAGCGTGTCCTGGTACTCCGCGGGGTTGACCCGGCCGGGGACGACGGCGACGTGGCCGAAGAACTGCAGCCGGTCGAGTAGGTCGCGCGGGGTCTCCGGCGACAGGGTGACGCCCCAGGAGCCGAGCCCCATCAGCACCTCGGTTACAGCCACTCAGTCACCTCCCATCAATCGCTTGACCTAAGTCCTTAAGGACCTTAAGGTTTGATTCATGAGCAGCAAGGAAGTCGGCATTGAAGAAGGTCGAAAGAAGCTCGGCGACCTCGTCACCGCCGCCCAGTACGGCAAGACCACCATCGTCACCCGCAACGGAAGGCCCGCCGCGATGATCACCCCGGTTCCCCTGCACATCACCCTCCGCGACACCAGCATTGGCGTCATCGACCAGGGCAACTGGCGTGACCAGGCCGTCGAGGACTGGATCGAGGCCGCCGCCGAGCAGGGATACGGCTTCACCCCTCTGGCCACCTACGACACCGGCGACGTGCTCGCGGTTCTCGCCGCAGACGAGTGGGTGGATGACCAGCTCGTGCCAGGCGTGCGACTCACCCTGCGCATCGAACGCGCCAACGAGGAGGTCGCAGAGGGCGACGGGGACATGCTCGACATCCACCCCGGCGACTACGACCCCGCGCAGCACCCGGTAGAGCCGGACCCCTTGGACCGCCCCGCCTCGCATCCGGGCCTTCGTGAGCGCATCGCCCTCGCCATCGAGGCCGCCTGCCCCGACCCGGACACCTCCCATGTAGGCGACTACTGCCCGTTCCGGGAGGCCGCAAAGATCGCCCGTGACCAATCGCTCGACGCCCCTTCCCCTCGCCCCCGTGCGGCGGATGAGCGTTTCCCGGTCCGGCTGAACGGTTCGGGCGGGATCAGCCTGGGCTGGGACGGCGGCGAGATCGATATGAGCGACGACGACGCCGAACGGCTCAGCTCGGCACTCGCCCAGATGGTGATCGCGCGCCGTCAGCCGTCTCTCTAGCGTCGTCACCGCCGTACGGCCGCAGTCACCTCAGGTAAGGCCCCCACGTACTGATTACGCAGATCGGCCGCCGCGTCCCCGGACACGGCGGAGGATCCGCCGGCCACGACGCCGAGGTAGAAGTCCAACGCCGTCACCGAGGCCTTGGAGAGACCACCGTTGACGTGCGCGCTGTAGGACCGCGCAGAGCCGAGGGTGACCCGGTCGCCGTCCGCGTCGTCCGTGCTCCGCACGAGGTAGCCGGTGCTGGAGGTCAGCGTCTCCGCAGCCGCCAGATACACGCTGAGCGTCCCGGAGTCGCCGCGCTGCAGATACCCCTCCACCACCCGGGAGCCGCGGCGCAGGGTGAGGTCCAGGACCGTGCGGCCCACCGGCGACCGGTGCTCGGTCAGTCGGACAATCACCTGCTCGGGGTCGTTGCGCAGAATCGTCGCCGACTCCCAACGGGCCACCTGCGTGCCGCCGACATCCACCCACCAGCGCTTGACCCGCCACACCCCACCCGTGAACGCCGCCACCTCGAGGGACCCGTCGGCCAGCAGCGGCCGCACCCGAACCAGGCCGTTGGACAGCTCCCAGTCCGAGGCATCCACCCGGTAGCCGACGCCGACCCGCTCGGAGCCGACCGACATGATGCGGGCCCGGCCGCGCATGTAATCCGCCACCGCGCACCCCCACCGTGGCGACACGTTGGCGGGGAGTCCGCGGTAGACGGTGATGGCGCCGTCGGTGGTCGCCCGCGTCATCGTGGAAGGCAGCGTGCTGCCGGTGTGCACGGCGTAGGCGCCGACGGCCGGCGCATGCCACCGCTCCCCCGCCAGGGAGAAGTCGTTGGCCCGCACCGCGCCGGTCAACCTGCTCTCCAGGTCGACGTCACCATCGCCGCCGTGCCGGGCCAGCGTGAGCTTCCACGTCACCCAGCCCAAACGCTGGGCGAACCGGTCGGTGTAATCGGCGCTGGCGTCGGTGATCGTGTAGTAGCCATCCCGCTCCGACTTCTCCTCCCACCGCGCCGCAACCAGGCTGCCGACGAGGCCGAGCACGCCCTCGTGCCGCTCCACCAGCTCGTCGCGGGAGATCAGCGGCGTTACCTCTTTGCCCTGCAGGCTCATGGTGCGGCCGTCACGGCCCGTCGCCTCCGACAGGCTGAACGTCTCCCGCAGCAGCAGCCGGCCCAGCATCAGGTCGCTCACGCGTACGCCTCCCGCTCCAGGTCGATCAGGATGTCGCGGATCTGCACGCCGAGATTGCGGACGGTGTCCGGCCGGGTCGGGTCGAGGAAACCCTGCACAGGCACCACCAGGTCACCCTGGATCGTCACCCCGCCAGCCCTCACGCCCCCAGCGCTGCCTGATGCGGCGCCGAACGCCCCCGCGAAAGCAGGCGCGGCGGAAGAGGCCATCGTGGTGCCGGGCAGGCTGACGATCGCCGCGTCCGCGAGCCGTCCAGCCGCCGCCGTCACCAGCCCGGCGGCGCCATCCATACCCACCGCCAGGCCGGCGGGCAGCTCCTTGCCGAGTCCGGCGAACACCTTGCTGGGGCTGGCGATACCGAGGATCCCCTTGATCCAGTTGACCATGCCGCCGAATAGGTTGCCGACCTCGCCCATGAACCAGTTCCAGGCGCCGACGATGCCGTTCCACAACCCGATGATCAGGTTGTGGCCGACGCTTTGCAGCATGCCGCCGATGTTGCCGATCGCGTTATAGAGCTGTCCGGGCAGGTCGCGTACCCAATTGATCAGTTCGACGGCCTTATTGATCGCGGCGTCTTTCATTTCGGCGAACCACTGGCCGATCCGGCCTGGCAGGTCTCGGATGCCGTCGACCGCGCCGAAGATCTTGCCCGGCAGGTCCCGCACCCAGTTGACCAAGTCACCTGCCAGGTCGATCGCCCGGTCCTTCATTTCGCCGAACCATGCGGCGACCTTGCCCGGGATGGCCTTGATGCCTTCGATGGCGTCCATCACCCACTGGACGCCCTTGCGGAACCAGTCGGTCATGGAGTTGATCAGGTCGGGAATGATCGAGTGTCCGACCAGAACGTCGTAGAGCCATTTGAAAAAGCCGACGATTTGGTCGACGACCCACTTGAAGCGTTCCGCGAGCCACTGGATCGCAGGCGTAATCGCCGAAATGATCTTCGCGGCGAGGTCGACGATCCACTGAATCAGCTGCCCTAACGCCGGTATGACCTTCTCCAGGACGGCGGCGACCAGGCTCACCAGCCACTGCACCAGCGGCATCAGTGCGACGATCAGATCCGCGACGACCTGAATGATCGGCATCAACGCGGTCAGCAGCTGGCCGAACGTGTCAACGATCATCACGACGATCGGTACGAGCGCCTGAATCAGACTGATCAGGACCGGAAGAATCGCTGTGATCAACGGGGCGAACGCCGTCAGCAACTCCCCAACGATCCCGACGATCGGCGTCAGCGCAGGCAGCAACCCCAGGAACGCCTCCACCAGCGTGATCAGGCTCGGCGCCAGCGCAGTCAGCGCCTGCAGCAGCGCGGTGCCGACCTGCTCAACGACCTGCATGATGATCGGCAGCAGAGGTGTCAGGGCCTGCACCAGCATGCTGATGGCCTGCACCAGAATCTGCCCCAGCTGCCCGGCGACCTGGCCGACCAGACTGATCAGCGGAGCGATGACCGGCAGCAGACTGCTGATCAGCTGCGCGATCTGCACGATGAACGGGGTGACCGCCTGCACCGCCTGCACCAGAACCCCGCCGAGAATCTGAGCGAGCTGCGAGATCGGCGCCAGCAGCGGCAACAGCGCAGTGACGAGGGTGGCGAACACCTGCAGCAGCGGGCCGCCGATGGCGGTGGCCAGCTGAACCACGATCGGAATCAGCGGCAAGATGGCCGGCAGCAGCGCGCCGACGATCGCCTGGACGAGTTGGGCGACTACTGGCAGCAACGGCAGCGCTGCCCGCACCAGCTGTGAAAACGCGGCCAGCAGAGTGCCGCCCAGCTGGTTAGCGACCTGGCCGACCAGCGGGATCAGCGGCGTCAGCGCAGGCAGCAGCCCCGACACGATCGCCGTCACCAGCTCCACGATCGGCTGCACCAGCGGCGCCACCGACGTAATGAGCTGGCCGAACGCGGCGACGAGCGGTTTGATCAGCGGCGTCACCGACCGGATGGCGGTGGCAAGGATGCCGCCGATCATGGCGCCGATCTCCACCAGCATCGGGGTGAGCGGCACCAGCGCGCCCAGCAGCGCACCCACTGCGCCGATCAGCGCGCCGCCCAGCTCAGCGGCGATCGTGCCGAGCGCCGGAACCAGCGGGGCGAGCACCTGCAGAAGCCCCGACAGCACCGTCGTCGCTAGCGTGACGAGTTGCGGCACCAACGGCGCTACCGCCTGCAGGATCTGGCCGAACGCCGCCACGAGCGGAACCAGCAGCGGCGTCAGCTGCTGCACCGCCCCGCCCAGGCTGGTGGCGATCAGCGCGACCAGTTGCCCGATGGCGGGCAGCAGCGGCGACAACGCCACCAGCACGCCGGACACGGCCTGGCCGATCGGGGCGAGCGCCGGAGCGAGCTGAGCGAACCCGGCGGCCAGACCGCCGACCACGGCCGTAACCGCGGGCGCCAGCGACGCGATGGCCGGGCCGATCTGCGCGAGCAGCGGCGCCAGCGTCTGAAACGCCGCGCCGATGGCCTGGCCGATCGGCAGCAAGGCAGGCGCCAGCGACGCGACGGAGGAGGCGATCGCGCTGACCGCGGCGGTGACCCCGGGCAGGACGGCGGCAGCCGCTGAGCCGATCGCGGTGAACAGGGGTGCGACCGCCGACAGGGCCTGGCCGATCGTCTGGCCGAGCGGCAGGATCGCCGGGGCGATCGCGGTGACTGCGGAACCGATGCCCTGGACCAGGGCGACGATGCCGGGGCCAACCGCCGCCAGGGCGGGGACGAGGGCGTTGATCGCACCGGTGAGGATCGGGCCGAACGCTGTCGCCAGTTGGGCGACGATCGGGGCGAGGGTGCCGAGCCCGGACAGCAGCGCCTGGATAATCGGGCCGAGCTGCTGACCGACCACCGCCAACGCCTGAAACACCGCAACTAGCGCGTTCTGCCCTTGGGTGTCGGATAGGGCGGCGTTGATGTTGCGCAGCAGCCCGGTCAGCCCGCCGAGGGCGTCGACGCCAGCCTTGCCCGCCGCGCGGAAAACGGCCTCGATGATGCCGCCCACCTGCAGAACAAGCTGGCCGAGCTGCCGGAACACCTCCCTAGCGCCGTCCAGCCACTGCAGCGCCTGACCGGACGCTGCGGCGTTGCTCATGAACGCGCCGAACTGCGCGGCGGCGTCGGCGATCCCAGGCGCCAGGTTGGACAGCCACTCCGCGCTCACCACGCCCAAGTCGCGGAACCCAGCCAGGAGCGGCTGGATGGCGGGCAGCATGTCGGCGACCGCGTCGCGCAGCGAGCGGAAAACCGAGGTGATGGCCCCGATCGTCTCCGCCGACCGGGCGAACTCCGCCACCCGGACGCCTGCGTTACCGAACTCCGCCGCCACGCTGGCCATGCCGTCCTGCAGCGGTGCGAGCAGCACGCTGAGCTGTGTGATCTGACCGACGAGAGGGGCGAACAGGGCATCCTGGACCGCAACCCGCAGGTCACGGATGGGGTTGTACAGCTCGTTCAGCTCAAACGCCGCCGCGCTGGCTGCCGGCGACAAGTCAGCTACGGCATCAAGGAAATCCTCGTAGTCACCGGACAAGGCAGCCGCGAAGGCATCGGCGACCCCCAGCGTGGCGACCTTGAGGGTGCCCATCGCCGCGACCCCGAGCAGGATGCCGCCCGGCAGCGCGGCGAGCGCACCAGCCGCGGGAGCCAACGCGGCGCCGAGCGCCAGCACGCTGCTGGCGGCCGAGGCTGCACCCGCGGCGAGCGTCGACATCGCCCCGGCGGCGATGGCGAGCTTGCCGAGGCTGGAGACGAGGCCTCCGACAGCGCCGGTGACCGCGCCGAACCCGCCGGCCAGCCCTCCTAGGCGGGGGGTGATCAGGTCGAACACCTTGCCGGCGAGGTCGCCGAATCCGCGCATGCGGTCGCGGAATCCGTCGTTGAAGCCGTCGCCTGTGCTTTCGCCGAGGCGTCGGCCCTCGAGGGAGAAGCGGGAGCGTCCTGCGCCGAGGTGGCCAGGGTCGGCTTTCGCTGACCGGCCGAACCCGTCGGTGAAGCCGTCCCCGGCGCCTTCGCCCAGGCTGCGGCCTTCGGCGACGAACTTGCCGCGCTCATCGCGCAGCTTTCCGTTCACGTCCCGCTTGAGCCGCCGGCCGAACTCATCGGTGAACCCGTCGCCAGCGCCTTCACCCAGCGTTTTGCCCTCGCTGACGAACGCGCCACGGGAGTCACGCAACCGGCCTTGAGCATCGCGGGTGAAGCCTTTGCCGAACTCGTCGCCAGCCGCGCTGCCAGCCGCGCCGAAGTCGCGGCGCACGTCGTCGCGGACGCTGCTGGTATCGGCGCGGACGCGGACGAATGCTTCGGCGAGGGCAGCCAATGTGACCCCCTCGCCTGGCGTTATGTAGTTATCCGGCGAGTCGGGCGATCAGCGCCCTGCGCTCCTCCGGGTCTTGACGGGTTGGCTGCGCGCCAGGAGAGAACAGGTCGGCGAACTCGGCGTGCGGGTCCGCCTGGATCTTTTTCTCGTCGGCTCCAGCGAGGGCGAGGAGCGCTGTGGTGCGCAGCGTGTCTGCACACCACTCGATCCACAGGGCGTGGATAACGTCGAGGAAATCCGGCAGCGGCAGATCACTCAGCCGTAGGACACCAGCTGCTGCTCCTCCTTCGGAGCTTCCACCTGTTCGACGGTGCCCCGCGAGAAGGAAACGGCCATCGCAGTAGCCGGGGCGCTCGGCGGCCCATCGGAGGAGTCCGAGGGCCTGCTGGTAGGGCGGTCGCCCGCCTCCGACATCAGGTCACCGAGGATGGCCATCAGCGTTTCGTCATCCGTGCTGTGGCGGCGGCAGTGGGTACGGAACCGCTGGTAGGTGCGCTCGCCGAGCAGCGTCATGAAGATCTCAGCGACGATCGCCGCGCCTTCAGGGCTTTCGGAATCGACGCCCTGGGTGGCCAGGCGCGCGAACTCGCTGAGGTCCATGAGGCTGACGTCGCCCTCGTTCTTGAAGACGACGCCGTCGAGTTCGAAGCTGAAGTCCAGCTGCTTGCCGCTGGTCTGCTTGCGGCTGGCGGAGGTGTAGGAGCGTCTCGTCATCAGGCCGCCCTCGCCATGGAGAGAATCGCCTTGAACGGCGCCGCGCCCGAGGTCGGCTTCTCCAGCTTGAAGGAGCAGCTGATGGTGGCTTTGGCGGCGCCCTTCTGCCGCGCCATTTCCATGCCGCCGGTCTGCAGGCACTTGCGGTAGATCCACCGCTCGGTGCCGTCCTCGGACTCCCAGCCGAGCATGGTGCGGACCTCTTCGCCCAGGGCGGGTGGCTCGAACGTCACTGCGCCGACTCCGGCGGTGATGGTGCCGCCGTTGAGCGCCACCTTCAGGTTCCGCGCGGTGATCTCCGCCAGGGCGAAGTCGATGTTCATCTCACGGCTGGTGAGCGCGACGGCGACGGGGTCGAGCTCCTCGGCGACCTCGACGTTCTCGGAGTCCACCGAGTAGTTGAACGTGGAGCCTTCGGCCGTGTAGCCGAGGGGGATCCAGTTCGCCGACACACTCTCCCAGGGGGTGGTGAGGTCGTTGTCGGGGATCTCGGGGGTGCCGAGCACGGCGATGTACAGCTTGCCGGGGCCGAGCGCGAGCGCTCCCGGGTTTCCACGGGCCATCAGGCGTCACCTTCCTTGGTGGCCTGGCCGGGGGTGGTCTCAGGCTCGGTGTGGGGGGCAGCGGGCTGCTGCGGGGAGGGGTCGTTGGGGTGGCGGACTTTGTCGGCCCAGCCGTAGGCCTCGACGTGGTCGGCGGGGACGTGGTCGCCCACGTTGTGGGCGCGGCTGAACTGGTCGCCGAGGAACAGCGGCTGGAGCGCGATGTAGTACGGCGGCACCTTGGAAGTGCGGTCTTCGACGGTGTCGCCCTGCTCCGCCGGATCAGGGTTGGAGGTGGGATCGGTGGCTGGCAGGGTGATGTCGCGGACGGACTGCCCGGGCGAGGGCTGCTCGTCGGGGGTCGGCTTCGGACCGCGCTGCGTGCCCATCAGGCGACCTTGAAGACGCCGACCGTCACGCTGGTCACGGCGCTGTAGGTGATGGTGGCCTGTCCGTCGCCGCCGGCGTACATCCGCGTCAGGGGAATCTTCCACCGCTCCCCAGCGGGGATGGTGATGGCCCGATCGGCGATGGCCAGACCGTCAACGGTGCCCGGCGTGGCGATCGTCACCGTCTTCGACGACGCGTCGCTGTTGAACACCTCCAGGAACACGCCGTCACCAGGGGTTGCAGTGTCGCCGCCGCCAGCCGCGGCGGTGAGGGTCGATGCTGAGCCGCCGGGCACCAGCACCTGCGTGGGCAATGCCGCCATGGGTTCCTCCAGGTCAGGCGAGTTTGTAAGAGGTCAGATCAGGAAGAAGGAGGCGTCGACGAGGTACTGGTACTGCTCCCGGTCGCTGCCGTGGTTGTCCACCAGCAGCGGGCCGACGATGTCCTCAGCCACCAAGCACGTGTTGTCGCCAATGAGAGCCGGGGCGCCGCGCAGGGCGTCGATGGCATTGGCATAGGCCACAGCCGCGATCTCCGCCGCGTCGTCCGTACCGGAGTAGATGCTCGCGCTGATTCGCGGGCTGTCGATGGTGTCCTCGGCGACGAGGTCGCCTCCGCGGCCGATGCGAGACAGCACCGTGTAGGCGCCGTCTGCGGGCGAGCGGGGAAGCTGCCGGAAAGCGCCGCGGGAGAGCGGCCGGCCGGGGCCGACGAGCGTGTCGAGGCTGTTGACCCAGTCGCGGACGATGGTGACGGCGACGACGTAGGCCATCAGGCACCTCGGATGTCGTCGAGGGCGGGCCGTAGGTGGGGCTGCGCGGACGTGCCGGGGTGATGCACGACCTTGGCGAAGTGGACTTTGCCGCCAGAGACCCAGCGGAGCAACCCTCCGGGCTTCTTCGGCCTGATGGTGTGGGGTCTCGTGCCGACCTCGACGAAAAGGCCATAGCTCTCGCCCTGCGGGGTGCGGGCTGGGGAGGCGATGTCGACGTAGAGGCCGATCTCATCGCGGCCGAGCTGCCATCCGATCTTGGACCGGAGGTAGCCGGACGGTCGGCCGCCAGAGCCGCGCGGAGACACCGGAGCCCGCCGTTTCGCTCCCTGGGTGACGATCTCCCCGTAGCGGGCCATGCGCCGGCCGACAGGCCCGTCAGGGCCGTGCAGGAGTTGCTGGAGCTCGGCCTCGTTGAACCGGATGCCGAATCCGCGCCCACCGGCAGCCATCGCGCCTCCTCAGACGGGGTAGTCGCCGGGCCAGCCCGGAACGGGCATCGACCACACGGGGAGTAGTGATCCCTCGGTGCCGGTGCCGCCTGCGTCGCTGACGGCCTCGACGAGCCGGAGCAGGGCGTCCTTGGCGCGCTGGTCGAGCTGGGCGGCCACCTCGACGTCGGCGTCCCGGTCGGGGTAGGCGAGTTCGATGTCCGCCGCGGCGCGCAGCGCGGCCGCCTTGCGCGCCAGCTCCCTGAGGTAGGTCGGGGTGGCTGGGACAGTTCCGGCGACGGCGGCCAGCACCTCGGCGACTGCGGAGTCGATGTAGCGGCGGGCCTGCTCGTCGGTCGGGGTGGTGTCCGCGTTGAACGTCATCAGCAGCGTGTCGCTGCCGGGCGTTGTGGAGTCGCGGGTGCGGGTGGGGATGTGGTCTGCGACTTGTTCGAGCGTGGGCGCCCATGGCTCAGCCACGTTCCCCTCCCTCTATCGAGTTGTGGTGGTCCGGCCGGGCCAACGGGGAGCCCACCCGACCGGAACCACGTCTACTGCTGCGGGCCCTTGAGGTAGCGGCCCTGCAGCTCCTTGAGGGTGAGCGCGTCGAGCTCGCCCCGGTTGCCGCCCATGGTGACGCCGTGGTCGACGAGGTCAGCCTTGGACGAGCGGGCGTTGACGGTCTTCGTGTCGCCGCCCTGCTCTCCGCTCGGCGCAGGCTGGGCCGCGGCCTCGGACCCGCCGACCGCCTTGATGAGCTTCACCGACAGCAGATGCTCGATCCGCTCGGCCGGCACATCCGACGGCAGAAGCGCGTCCTTGTACAGGGTGATGCGGGTCGGACCCATCGGGCCGCCGGTCGGAATGTCGGTCACGCAGGCGCCGACCACCTGATACTGCTTCGCCATGATCAGTCCTCCTGTCAGGTGGTGGTGATGCGGATCCCCGCGCCGGGCTCCTGCACGACCGGCACGGTGATGCGCCGGCCCCAGATCTCCCACGCGTCCCGGCGGGCCAGCCGCTCGGACTGCACCTGCACGGCGAGCGTGTCGACGGTATATCCGGCATCGACCTCGGTCTCATCCGCCATGCCGCCGAGCTGGGTGGAGTCGACGATCCACACGTCGTCGGACGGCAGGTTGGAGGCGGGCGCGGTGACGACTTTCAGCCCGGCGATGACGTCCATCTCACCGCTGTAGATCGGGTTGTCCGGTGCCTCGCGGCGGCGCAGCGTGGCGACCTTCTCGTCGCTGATCATGTACGCCCACTTGGTGGTGGACAGCAAGATCGTGTCGGGCCTGTAGCCCTGGTTCAGGTCGATGACCTTCGCCACGGCGAGCTCGACGTCACGCAGCACGGTGGCGGAAGTGCCGGTCCACACCGCGCTGGCTGCCTGGGTGGCGGTGACGGCGGAGGCGACCGCAGCCAGGGCGATGGAGTCGACCTTGCTGATGATGGTGTTGACGACCTTGCGCAGCACCCGGTCGACCTCGTTGCCCGGGTTGGCGTTGCGCTTGATCTTCTCGTCGGTCAGCTGGGTCGCCTGACCCCACTTGGAGACGGCGGCCAAGGCGGCGACGCCGTCGGCGGTGACGTCGTGCGGGTACTCCGACCCGGGCGGCACAGCCTCGACGGCGCGGGTGTTGACGATCGGCTCGGACACGTCGTAGAGGACGGCGCCTCCACTGGTGCGGTAGCGCTGGGTGAGGATCATGTCGGAGACGAACCGCAGGTCCTCGAACGTGCGGAGGCGGCGGCGGATCTGCGTGGGCGACTGCAGCAGCCGGTGGATGCTGAGCAGGTCTCCGGACAGTCCGGGAGGCGCCGGGGGGTAAACGGGCATGAGGTAGGAGTCCTTTCAGGTCAGCGGAATGCCGCGTAGCGGACCTTGGCGCCGTTGGCCGCCGTGGTGATCGCGACGCCGATGCAGCCGCGCGTGTTGGTGACGTCCGCGGCCGTCGGGGTGGTGACGACGGCCAGCCCCTTGACGCCGCCGGACGCTGCGGCCGACAGCAGGTCGCCCGCGGTGATCGTTGCGCCGGATCCGTTGGTGACCTCGTGAACCACGTGGGAGCTCCACACCGTGACGCGGGCGCCGGAGGCGGCGTCGAATGCGGCCACGCCGATGACCTTGAGGCTGTCGGCGGCGGCCGGGCCGACCGTGCCGGACCCGGTGACCTCGACCTGCTGGCCGCCGGTGATGGCGGCGGAGGCGGTCATGCCGTAGGCCTCGCCCGGCGTGTAGACGGGGATGTAGTCGCCCATGATCAGGCCTTTCCGGGGGTGGAGAACAGGTGGTCGGCCCAGTCGTCGGCCGGGCCGGTGGGCTCGCCGCCGGGGGCGCCGATGTCGGTCATGGGGACCAGGCCGTCAGCGAGGCTCGCGAGAAGCTGCTTGGTGCCGTCGGGGTCGACGTCCCACGCCTTGGCGTAGTGCTCGCGGCGGGCCGGCGGGAACTTACCGGCCTTGACGGCCTCGTCCAGCGCCCGGTCACGGGCCTCGGTGCGCTGCTGGGCGCGGGCGGCAACGCCTTCGGCGGCCTGCCGCTCCAGCTGGGCAAGCCGCTCACTGTCGACCAGGACGGCTCCCTCAGGGATCGACGCGGCGACCGGCGCGGGGGCGTCCGGCGTGGTGACCTTGTCGACCATGTCGTCGACCGCGGCCAGGATGGTGGCCTCGTCAGCGTCGGCGCCCAGGCCGAGCCGCTCACGCAGGCCCTCGTCAAGAGCAGGCATGGCCTCTCCTTCGTTGGGGGTGGTCCCCGGCTCGACCGGGGGAGTTTCAGGGGCGGCCGGATCAACCGGCTGCGGGGACGGCGCCACGGGCGGCGCCGGGATGGGCGGGTCCACCGGTGTCGCCGGGGTCGGCGTCTCCGGCTGGACGGGCGGAGGCAGCGGCGTGGATGCCTGCGGCCGGGACTCGGCGCGGGAGCCGTACCGAACCGTCCGGTCGGCGGCGGCCGCCACGGCGGGGGCGTCGTCGTAGCGGACCACCACGCGGACCGGGTCGCCGAACGAAACCGCGGCCTCGCCGTCGCCATCGCCGATCACGACCGGCACGCGGGAGCGGCCGCCGGTGGCGTCGTCGATCGCGATGATCTGCATCGGGTCGAGCTCGATCGCTTCGATCCAGATGTCCCAGCTGCGGCCGAAATCCGAGCTGTAGAACGCCCGGCGGACGTCTTCGGTGGTGACCCCGGCCGCTATCTGGGGTGCGCGGGGGTTGGGCACGGTGTCCTCCCGTGTGGCGTGGACGGTGACGGCGATCGGCTCACCCGAAGAGGGTGGAGGCGGGGTGGAGGCGGCGACGCCGTACAGTGCGGCGACGTCCTGCAGCGACTGGAGGGTGCCGATGCCGGGGGCGGCGATGCCGAGGAGCGACACGGCGGTGATGACGAACGGGTGCAGGTGCCCCATCTGGCAGCGGTGGTCGAACTGCCCCTCGATGCTGCGGTCGGGGTAGGCGCTGGCGATGATGGGGCCAAGCCAGCCGGGCATGCCCGCGTAGTCGCCGACGAGGGTTCGGCCGGCTTCGGCGACGGCCATGTTGGTGATGTAGCCGACGGCGGGTAGGCCGTCCCAGCGGAGCCCGTTTTCGTCGGGGGCGGCTTCCAAGTGGCCGAGCTTCAGGATGGGGCGGCGGACGGCTGGGCAGTCGAGAGCGGCTACGGCTTGGGCGAGGTCGTCGCGGCTGAAGGTCACTGGGCCTGTGGACAGGTTCCAGGTGCCGGTGTGCATCAGTTCGACGTTGCTGACTGTCGCGAGGGGCGGCGGCGCGGGGACGGTGAGGTCAGGCATCAGGCCTCCTCGGTCCAGATGGTGGCGATGATGCCTCTGCAGCGCAGGCGGCCGTCGCAGTCGATGTAGCCGCCGGGCGCGTAGGTGGCTTTGGCTTCTGCCAGGTCAGTGAACTCGTGCCCGTCGATCTCCACGCATTTCGGACAGGTGTTCAGGTCGAGTACTTCGCTGGCGTAGTAGGTCGCCGCAGGTGCCGCGTCGAGGACAGCGAACCGGCCGTCGGACTGGGCAGCGGACAGGGCACCACCGAGCTGCTCGCGCAGCCACGCATCCGACAACCCTTCCAAGTGCTCTACGACTGCGGCGGCGACGTCCTCCCCCGACGCGTCCGCGGTCGCCTGCCGAATCGCTTCCCGGGCGCCCGCGGAGGCGAGGCCGGAGGCGAGTAGGCCGCCCAAGGCGCGGGCCAAGGCGAGGAGGTGGGATTCGTTGACGGGCGGCTGGTCGACGCCCACGCCTTGCGACGCGGCTTCGGCGACCATCTGCGCGGCGGACCGCTCGGCCACCGCCAGCATGGCCGCACCCAGCAGCTGTATGGCGGCGCCCGGGTCGAGCACCAGGGCGGCGAGCCCGGCCAGGTTTCCGGCGGTGACGAGGTCGCGGATCTGCTCGGCCAGGTCTTCCCGCCAGGCGGCGGACACGTCCTGCCAGTCCCCCAGCAGCTGGTCGAGTGCGGTCTGCCAGACGGCCTGGATGGCGTCCGGGTCCATCCCGCTCGCGGCTTCGGTCAGGGTGAGCTGCCGGTGGGTGCCCTCCGATCCGGCGGCGCGCACCGATCGTGCGCGGGCTTTCGGGGTGCGGCGGCGGGCCTGGACGGGCTCCGGCGCGGGCGGCGCTACGACGCGCTGTGGGAGCCGCCAGGCGTTGCGAATGTACGCCTCCAGCCCATCGTCCGGGGTGATCGCCCCGGACGCGATGAGGGCTTGCAGAGCCTCGGCGTTGACCTCGTGGCGCTCGCCGACGTCAGTGGCGACAATCCGCGGCGCGGCCTCGTCTTCGCCCCAGTTGAGGTCGACGATGTTGACCGATGTGCCGCGGGTGGCGGTGTCGGCGATCTCGTCAGCGACCGCCTGGAGGCTGAGGAAGAACAGCTCCAGCATGGTGTCGCCCAGGGCTCGTGACCCGTTGCGGGTCTCCCCCAGGTCGAGCAGCCCGGCCAGGGCGCTCCTCGACATCTGCTGGTCGAGGTAGCGGATGAACTCCATGGCGTCCGGCGCGCTGCCGGTCATGCCGGTGATGGCCAGCCGGAATCCGGGCGGCAGGCCGACGCCTGCGGTGTCGCCGGCGCGCATGGCGGAGGCCAGCCGCTGCGCCTCAGCCACCTGGGCGGGGGTCGCGCCGGCGGGTGCTTCCACGGACGGGACGCCCATGCCGAACCGGCGGATGCTGGTGGCGTGGACGCGCCACGTCTCGTGCTTGAGCAGCCAGGCGCCGTAGGAGGCGCGCATGATGCTGCGGCCGGTCCAGGCGGCGCCCTCACGCTCGTGCGCGTACCAGAGGAGCCGGGCGGCGGGGATGGGCCCGCCGGCGGCGTGCTCCTGGCTGATGGACTTGAGGGTGCCGTCCCGGTGCAGGTCGATGGCGCGTACGGTGTGCGGCATCCGCTCGCCCAGGTTGACCAGGCGGGCCCGGCCGTCGACGATCGCGTACCGGCGCTCGAACGGCATGAATCCGTACACCAGCGACAGCAGGGCGAGGCGCAGATGCTCGGCCCAGCGGACCCCACGACGCCGCGCGGAGCCAGGCGTCCGATCAGCGCCGAGGATCGGCAGGCCGAGGTCATCGGCGACCAGCTGCACGACCTCGTCGCGGCAGCCGGCCGGGTCAACGGCCCAGGTGGCGCGGCGGATCGGCAGCGTGTAGGCCGCGAGGATCGCGGCGAGCTGGGGGTCGTGGCGCATCCGCGCGTAGGTCTGCACCGATGTGGGCCAGGCGAGGTCGGGGATGAGTTCTTGGAGGTCGGCGTACAGGTAGCCGAACAGTCCTGCGTCGAGGCCGCCGATGTCCCGGGTGGGGGCGCTGACCATCGTGGACCCCCTGTTCAGTAGTCGAGGCTCATGAAGTCGAGGCTGTTGGAGGCTCCGGTGGCTGCGGCGTACGCCTGGCTGATCGCGCCGTCATCTGCCGGGATCCGGCGGGCGTCGGCCAGCAGCCCGGACTCCGCGGGCAGCCAGTGGGCGCCGGCCACGCGGGCGGCGTAGGCGACCACGTCGACGCAGTCGTCGTGCGCCGCGTTGGGGAAGGCCATGAGCTCGTCACGCCAGTCGGCCACCGTGGGCATCCGGTCCTGCGGCGGCAACCACAGGCGGCCGGAGTCCGCCCGCGCGGTGGCCGGCAGCGCCCTCGTGACCTTGTCGGCGTCGGCGTGGAGCTCCTGCACCGGCACTCCGGCCTGGGCGGCCTCGTACACCAGCGTGGTGCCGAACATGCGGGACTCAACAAATACGACATCGGCCGACCAGCGTTCGCGGAGCCCGCGGACGGCGGGCCAGTGGCCGGCCGGGTCCATGCGCTCGCGGATCCCGTCCAGCATGATCAGGTCGCCGTCAGGGCCGATCGCCCACACCGCAGCGGCGGTGTAGTCCGCGCTGGTTTTCGTGCTCGCGGCGAGGTCGACGGTGAGGAACCGCCAGCAGTCGCGCAGGTCCACGACGCGGTCGCCCAGCAGGAGACGCTGCTCGGCGCCCGGGCTCCAGTGGCGGAGTCCAGCCCGTTTGAACAAGCCGCCGTCGGACGGGGCGGGCCGCTGCTGGTAGAGGGCGGCCCACACGTACTCGCCGACATCGCGGCGGATCCGCGCCCAGTCCCGATCGCCGCGGGCCGACACCATGGCCTCACCCGGCTGCCGGCCGAGCGGGTCATCTGGCGATTCGGCGACCGCGGGGATGCTGATGACGCGCCACCGGCCGGGGTCCTGCTGGAGGAGCCGCCCGGCGGGGTCGTCTTCGTGCCAGCGGGTCTGGATGAGCACTACCCGGGAGCCTGGTCCCAGGCGGGGGACGGCGACGCCTTGCCAGAACCGCCAGGCGCGGTCGCGGTAGGCGGCGGACTGTGCCTGCTCCAGGTCCTTGATCGGGTCGTCGATGACCAGGACGTCGACTGGTTTGCCGGTGAGGGCTCCGCCGACGCCGACGCAGTAGACGCCGCCCTTGTGGCCGTCGATCTGCCAGCGGCCGGCGGCGCGGGAGTCCGCGCGCAGTCGGATGCCGAGGTCGACGGTGTCGTCGATGCCGGTGAAGGTCTGGGCGTCGAGCTTGATGTCGGCGCCCCAGCGGCGGGCCATTTCGTCGGCGTAGGAGACGATGCCGACGCGCAGGTCGGGGTTGTCGACGAGGAGCCATTCGACGAATCGGTGGGAGGCCCGTACCGACTTGCCTTCCTGCGGCGGCATGAAGATCATGAGCCGGTCGTTGTCGACACCGTCGGCGAGCGCGACGAGCTCGGCGTCGATGAGGTCCAAGGCTGGGGTCTGCACGGTGGTCGGGTCGAGTTCGGCGGCCATGGCGCCCGGGGTGGCCCAGCGGCGGCGGCGCGGCTGGAACTGCGCGGCCGCATGCTCCCACGCGGTCAGCGTGGTCATGGGGTGCCGATGGTCAGCAGCCCGGACCGGCGGACCGGGCGGCGTGTGCCTGCGGTGAGACGCCCCCAGACGACGTACTGGCCGGGGGTGAGCACGACGTCGGTGCCGGCGCCGATCAGTAGGCGGGCTTCGGAGCCGTCCCAGGTGGCGTCGTGGTAGTCGCCGTCGGCCGGTTCGGCTTCCGGGGACACGCAGGGGATGATCGCGATCTGCACGTCCAGGCCCACCGCCTCCGCCCCCCACCCCATGTAGATGTCCTCTTTGGAGGAGGCGGCCATGTACGCCATGTCATGACCTCCCGATGCGGGGTGGGCTGGTAGGCCAGCGGGTGCTCGGCGGGCCAGCCGTCCAGGCGAGGCGGGGCGGGCTCACGCCGATGGGCGGGACTTCGGCGTCGGATCCGTCTGCTGCTGTCACGGTGCCGGCGCGGGCCAGGACGCGGATCGCCGCGGCCGGTCCGGCGAGGACGGGGGACTGGGCGGCGACGACCAGGCCCGGCACGGCTCGGACGCGGAGTGCGGCCGGTGGACCGACCAGGAAAACGCCGTCGCCGAGGTCGACCGCGGTGACAGCGCCTGCGCGGGCGCGTAGCCGTAGGAGGGCGGGCCTACCGGTGAACGTGGGCTGCTGGGCTGCGGTGGCTTGGCCGCTGCTGGGGCGGAGTCGGATCGTGGCGGTGCCGCCGACGATCGGCTGCTGCTGGACCGCGGTGACGGTCGGCGGGGCGGTACGGAGTCGGATAACTGCGGTGGGGCCTGTGAGGGTGGCGGACACGCCGCCCGTCACTGCTCCAGCGCCTGCCCTGCTGGCGACCCGTCCGGGGCTGCCGGAGAGAGCCACGTGCTGGACGATGATGATGTGGCCAGATCCGGCGTGTAGCCGTGCCGCGGCGGCCCCTCCGGCGGCAGTGACCGAGACGCCGCCCGCGACCGTGAGGATCGTCCCCGCCGAGGAGCGGAGCGTGGCCCGGCCAGACTCTCCGGGGATCAGGGCCTGCTGGGCGGCGGTGGTTGAGCCTGCCCCGGCGCGGGTCCGTACTGCTGCGGCCGGGGCGGAGATGGTGATGCCGACAGCGGCGGTGACCGTTCCTGCTCCGGTCCGGGTGCGGATGCTGGCGGCCGTGCCGGAGATGGGAGCTGCCTGCGCGGCGGTAGCGATTCCGGCCGAGGCGCGGACGCGGACGCTGCCCGCGGACGCGGTGATCGGCGCGGCCTGGGCGGCTGTGACGGATCCGGCGGCGGCGCGGATGCGCAGCGTTCCGGGCCTACCGGTCACGGTGGCGGCCTGGGCGGCCGTTACGGCTCCTGATCCGGCGCGGCTACGAACGGCTCCGGCCGCTCCGACGAGCGGCGCGTTGCGGGCTGCGGTGACGTCCGCGGCGGACCCGCGGATTCTGATGCTGCCCGCGGCGCCGGGCTGCGGAGCGGCGCCAGCGGCTTGGATCCGGCCGGATCCCGCTCGCACGCGGACCGCCCCACCAGCCCCGGGCAGGGGGACGGCGCGGACGGCGGCTGCCAGGCCGGCCGAGGCGCGGACGCGGACAGCTCCGGCAGCTCCAGCGGCGGTGACGGCGGCCGAGTCGGTCAGTGTGCTGGACGAGTTGCCAGCGACACCATTCCAGACAGCACCCGAGGTGTCGCCGTCGAAGTAGGTGTCGACTGCGGCGGTCTGCTCGATGAGGACGGCGGTGAAATCCGTGGAGTTTGCGCCGAAGTTGACGCCGTCCATGACGACGCGCGCCCCGACCGCGTTGGCGGGTGCGACAGCGCTCATCGACGCTCGCGTGACTACGCCAGCGGCTCCCGAATAGGAGGTGAACGGGTAGCCGAACCCGCTGCCGCCTGTGTTTAGCCACTCGATGTAGATGGTGCCCGACGCGTTGTTCGTCGGCCGAAAGTAGATCGACAGGGTGTAGGTGAGGCCAACGGTGACCGCGCTGAGGCTAGACGGCCCGCTGGCCGCGAACGTGCCGGCCGTGTATCTCGCGGCCCAGGACCGGGCAAATCCGCTGACCGCAGTCCGGGCGGGTGTCGACCCGCCGCCCCAGCCCGTGTTGTTGTTCAGCAGGGCTGGGTTGATGCACAGGTTATGACGCGTCGCCATCCCGCGGGCACCCCCTCAGCACAGCAGCCGCGCCGATCTTCAGGGGCCTATCAGCTGGTGAACATGGTCAGCAGGCCCTCGCCCGCGTCGAGTTGCGCGGTGAAGGCGCCGCCGTTGGAGGCGACCTGGGCGCCGCCGAGGTCCCACAACGCGATCACGGGGCTGGTGGTGGGGGTGCCGGTGTCCTTGTAAAAAACCAGGTGGGACGCAGTCAGGCTGCCGGGGTTGCCGGTCGTCCACGACGGGTCGGCGGCATCCACGACGAGAACACCGGTGCCCTCGTTCACCCAGGTCACGGCGCCGTCGACGAAGTCGTCGCCCGGGACGGTGGTGTAGGTCGGCAGGGAGCCGCCGGAGGTGCCGGCCACGACGCACCGGTAGACGTAGCCGTTCGCCGAGGCGGGGCGGACGACGTCGCCGACGGTGTAGGAGGTGCTGTTGGCGCGCTGCGTGCTCCAGCTGTTGGCGGCGGTGTAGGTAACGGTCTTCGAGGCCAACGTGGCACCGCCAGCCGTGTAGCCGGAAGTGCCTGTGCCAGTCGCCTCGGTCGCAGCGGCCAGCACGTCGCTGATGAACTGGGCGGTGGTCGCCGTGGAACCGACGGTGTAGGCGCTCAGCGCCATGACCTTGATCGTGTCCGTGGTGAAGTTGATGCGGCCTTCCCACAGTGACTTCTGAAGCAGTCCGTAGACGGTAACGGTTACGGCCATGGTGGGGCCCTCCCTGGGCGTGAAAGTGGTGGACGCCCAGGCGGGCGATGGATCAGGGCTGGTATTCGGGATCGCCGGTGATGACGCCACTCCCAGCCGGGAGCGTGATCAGGGTGACGTCCTCGTCGTGCGTCTGGTAGCCGCCGCCTGTGGCGGGGATGCGGTTGCCGTCCTCGTCGAGGTCGTACACGGCCACGGCTCCCCTGAGCGGGTCCGCCCAGACCGTGATGGTGGCGTAGGTGGCGTGGACGCGCTCCCCTGGCGGCAGGGTCGGTGCGGACCGCCAGTCGTAGTCGTGGCCCTGGGCGGGCAGGTCCTGCTCGTCGAGCCAGTTCAGGAACGACAGGTAGCCGGGGCTGACCATGTGCTCGGGCATGGTGCGGATACCGGCGACGGCGTAGGGCTCGGTGGAGGGCACGGATCTCCTAGGTGATGTGGACTTTGCCGGAGGCGAGGACGGGCGTTTCGGGGGCGAGAGTGAGGCGCGCCCACGCGACGTAGGTGATCCCCTTGGTGAGCGGCAGAGTGGTGCCGGGGCCGATCAGCACCATGGCTTCGCCGGCCGTGGACCATTCCGCGGTTTTCCAGTCATCGCTGTCGGGGTCTTGGCCATCGGGGACGACAGCCATCTCGACGGGGAACGTCACCAGGTCGCTGGCCCCGCTGATGGGGATCTTCAGGTACTCCACCGAGATGGCCGGGATTTTCAGCACCGCAGGCCCCCTCTCAGAGGGTCGGTGGGCGGGCGGACCAGCCTCGGCGCGGCGGGCCAGCGACCGCATCACGGTCGTGCACGTCGACGAAGGTCAAGGCATCTTCGGCGGCCGCAGTATCGCCGACGACCGGAAACAGGACTTCGGAGTAGGTCAGAGCGTCCAGGGCGGTCGCGGCGTTGGTGAGTGCCGCTGATGCGGTGACTGTGACCGCGTCGGACGCTGCGCCGGCCTGGGGCAGGGCGGCGCCGGTGACTGCGGCGGTGATGGTGTCGGCGGCGGCGCCGACTTCCGGGAAGAAGATCGGCTGCCCGTTGGCGCCGGTATCGACGGCGGTACCGGTGTCGGCCAGGACGATGGCCGCGGAGGCGGCGAGCGCGTCGGCTGCCGTCGCAGTGTCGGTGAGGGGGACGGCGCGGGCGGCGAGGAACGTGTCGGTGGCCGCGCCAGTGTCGGCGAGCGAGGTCGTTCCGGCGACGGCCAAGCTCTGGGTAGCGGAGCCAGTGTCGTTGACGCCGACGTTCGTCTGCGTACCTGTGACGGTAACGGTGATGGACCGCCACCGGGTTGGTGCGCTGCTGATCGTGAAGTTCTGGGTACCGGTCGCGCCGGATCCGGACAGCGCTTTGGTTGCCAGGGAGGCGGTGGGGTTGTCCGCTGACTGGATGTCGGCCCGCTCGGTGTATCCGGCTGGCGGGGTCCAGGTTGTGCCTGATGGGACGCCGTATGCGGCGACGAACCGCAGGTCGATGTCTGATGGGCCGGTCGGGGTGGTGGACGGTGTGGAGATGGTCGTCGTCCCGAAGTCCCCCAGGTCGGTGGCGACGACCGGAGCGGAGGTGGAGGCGTCGACCAGGGAGATGACGATGGCGACGCTGTCGTCGGGGGATCCTTGGGTGAGGGTGTAGGTGGACGGCTCGGATCCACCGGCCGTCTTACGCCACAACTTCGCGATGCAGAAGGAGCTGTCAGCGCCGAGCGTGGTGACGAGGGTCCAGGTCGCGCCGCCGGTGGGAGTGCCGAGGTCTGCGTCGTCGATGCTGTTGCTGACCTGCAGGAGATACATGACGTCGCCGGAGACAGTGCCGGTCGGCTTGCTCACGGTGAACGAGGTCGCGGCAGATGCGGCCTGGGAGACTCCGCGGACGTCAGGCATTCATCACCCCCGGGGGGTCTGCGAGTCGTTGGGTCAGCCAGCCAGCACTAAATGATCATGAGAATGTGAGCGTGGCTGTGGCTGCCCAGGTCTGTCCGCTGGCCTTCGTCCCTTGGGCGATGCCTGCCTTGCGGTTGAACAGCAGCGCGCCGACAGTGTTGCCGGCCGCTGCGGTTCCGGAGGTGACGTCAAGCCCGAACTCCTGCCACGCGAAGTTCCCGTCCGAGGTGCCGAACGTGGCGCTGAACGCGAGCGTCCTCGTGCCGAGGGACCCGGCGCCGCCGACAGGTTGGAACCAGCGGTTGGTGGATCCGGAGGCGGCGGCGAGGTCGGCGTCGGTGTAGGCCTCGGCGGTGGATCCGTTGCCGACGCCGATGCGGACGTGGGTGGCGTCGAGGGGTTGGGGTGCGCCCTGGTTGGTGAGGAGGTTCATCAGCCTCGTCCAGCCGGCGTTGGTGACGAGGTTGCCGAGGATCTCGCTGGTCTCATACGGGTGGACGCCAGCCTGCGCGAAGTCGGCGGCTTGGGGTTCGATGAGGCCGGTGTGGCGCTGTACCCAGGCGGTTTGGTCGGCGTTCCAGCGTTGGACCTGCCAGAGCGTGGTGGCCCGGCCGGTGTCGGTGGCGGTCATGGTCACCCTCCTGGAGGTCTATGCAGTTGGCGGGGGTTCAGGCGGCGGCGCGAAACGATGTGCGGAGCTGGGCGCGGGCCTCGGGGGTGGCGGGGACGGGGTCGCCGCGGTGGATGCAGGCGTCGATGGTGGCGAGGTCGCCGAAGTCGTAGTAGACGGCGCGGCCTTGGCGTCCGAGCTGGTGGGCGTTGTAGCGTTCCGCCCATTTGCGGATCGTCGCCGGGGTCTTGCCGAGGCGGCGGCCGGCGGCGGCGGCGGTGACGGGTTCAGGGAGGATGGTTCACCCCCTGGAATGCGAAATGCCCTCACCGGCCTGGGTGAGGGCATTCGTGTGTCCGTTGCGGGAAGTGTGACACGGTCGGCGCATCAAGGTCAATCTGGTGTCACATCGGGGTGTTGTTCCAGGTCCAGCCATTCGGCGACGGTGAGCGTGTAGGCGGCTCGGGGGACGTGGATGGGGAGGTTCGGGGGGACGACGCGAACGCCGTCAACGTGGGGAAACACGTGGCAGCGTAGGCGGGGAGGGGACTCGATCATGGTTCCCTCATTCTCCCAGGTGACGGAAGCAGAGGCATCGTGAAACGGCCGTTTCGGCGGCGGGGTAAGCGGAAGCGGACGCAAGCTCCAGGCGGGGTGTGTCATGGCAGGGCCGGCGTCCGGAGGGGACGCTGAAGGAAGGGGTATGTCATGGCCAGCGCTACAAAGCCAAAGTGCAACGGGTGTTTTCGCGACGATCGGATGATCTGGATGGAGCCGATCCCGGCGCGTGCGGAGTATGAAGAGATTCGGAGTGGCCCGGGCAGCCTGTACCCGGTCGCCATAGTCCCCAGGCCGGTGAAGGCGGGAGTCCGGTTCGCTTGCCGGTGCGGGGTTCAAAGCTCGGTGGAGGCGCCGGAGGGGTGGCGGCCGGACGGCTACGAGGGGTAGATCGGCGGGGCGGGCGGCTGTTCAGCGGGCAGTAAGAAGCCCCCGGTCAGAGCGGTGCGGGGGCTTCTTCGTGATCTACCTCAGGGTCGATATCTGGCCGAGCGTCCACCCGCTGACGTCGGAGATCCGGATGCGCCACCATCCGCCTTCTCCTTGTGGCACCTCGGATCCAGTGACCGGGATCGCTTCCCGGAGGTGCAGGAAGTGCGGCGGGCCGGAGCTGAGACTCTCGTCGTCCGCCTCCACAGCGGCTTCATGCTGCTCCCGTTTTTCCCGGGCGTCCTCAACGATTCGATCGAAGAGCGCGTCGATCCCTTTGATGTCCTTGGACTCGATGTTGTGGGCCTTGCGCATTTGCTGTGCGACGTTGGCGGCGTACTCCTCAGCGGAGATGAGCACCCCGGTGATCACTGTGCCGTTCACCGTCACGGTGATGCTGTTATACGTCCGAGTGTGGTCGATGGCGCCTACGAGGGCCTGGAGCGCCCAGTCTGGTTCTGACATGAGGGAAGGCTACGGATAAGCACCGACGAAATCCGGTTGGTTACGGTTTCCGCTTCGCTCGTTCGGCGCGCCGGGATTCGAGCATCTCGATCAGGTCATCGAAGACCGTGCGGTGGGGCACATCGGCCCCTACCTTCCGCCGTCCGGCGCGGACGGCGGCGACACGCTCGCGCGAGCCGGTGTCAACCACTCGCCACCATCACGGCGGCAGCCAGCTCACGGCCATATCCTCATGTTCCGCATCGCGATGTCCATCGCCTCCCGTTGCCCGGCTTCGATGGCCTGCACGTCCAGGACATACGTCGTCCCGTCGGGCACGATGCGGCTGGCCACCACGGTGAGAATCTCCTTCATTCCTGCATCCTCGACGGCGCGGCGGATGTCCTCGGCCTGGGCTGGCGCACAGTAGACGGTCCGCTTGGAGTCGCGGTGGATCTGGTTCCAGAATCTGAGGTCGTTCAGCATTGTGTGGAACGCGCTCAGGTCATCCATCGCTGCCGCCCCTTCTCATCCCCGCTCGGACGTCGTCGATGGCGTTGAGGGTGTCGTCAGGGGTGGGCACGGCGGGTGGTCTCCTCGTCGGCGAGGGCCGCCAGCGCGGCAGCGGCGGCGGACAGTTCGACGAGCTTGTCGTCAGGCAGTTTGGCGATCGCGTGGCGGGCGGCGTTGAGGTCGCCCCGGTACATCCACCCCATGGCTTCCTGGGCGGTGAGCACGTGGCTGACGTGGCCGAGCGCCTCCCCCGCCTTGGCGGCGGCGGCTTGGAGGTCGCGGGCCCACTGCGGCTGGTCGGCGGTCACGGCTACGACGCCCCGGGTCGATGGGCCAGTAGTGGTGCCGCGACCTCGGCCCGTATCACGGGGATGCCGTACACCTTGGTCACTCCTGCCAGTACATCGGGTGGCAGCACCCAAAAAAGGTCCGCGTCGAGCGCCGCGGCCTCCAGTCTTTCGTGGAGCGCGAGGAGCGGGGCGAGGATGGCGAACTCGCCGTACGTGGTCATGGCGTCATCGCTCATGATCGGGTCTCGATTCGCTTGATGCCGCCGCGCATGTTCACGATGGCCTTGACCGGCACGTCGTCGGCGGCGTCATCGCGGAGCGCGGCCTGGACGAACGCGGCCAGCTCGGCGAGCGTCATCCCGGCCTTCGGGTCAGAGGCTTCGGCGCGGATCGTGTGCGTAAGCGTCATGATGCGCTGCCTTCCTGGCCACCTACTGCGGTCGAAAAGCCCGCGCCCAGCCGGGAGAGGATCGACGTCACGATGCCGCGGGCCAGGCGTTCAGCGCTGGTGTCGTCGTTGGTGGTGGTGCGCTGCTCGATCACCGACTGGACGTACTCGATGAGCGCGTCTCGGGACCCGGAGCCTTCGGGTGCTAGGAGCAGCGATGCGCCCAGACCCTCGTTGAAGTGCACGGCGGAGCCTACTTCGCGTGCCCGAAGTCCTTGGTAGACAAAACGGTCGTCCTCACGGTCTTTGCAGTAGCGGTAGATAGTTGTGGGGTACTTAGATTCCTCCATGACAACCGGCTCGATGTGGTTTTCGGTGCCTTCATCACCGTAGTCATGGCGGACGAGCGCCCATCCGGCGACGGGGAGCTGCCATTCTTCGTCGTCGGTCTTGAAGTGTGCAGTCCAGAGCCAGCCGGGGGCGGGCGTAATACTGATGATGTCGCGCTCTACCTCGGTCATGATGCGTGGACCTCCTGGTCGGCCTGCTCGGCGAACTCGCGGTCATGCTCAGTCTGCGTCATCAGCTTCCCGCAACTACCGCACTCGTAGTAGCCGTCGTCGCGGCGGGTGATTTGGCGTTCGGAGCAGCGGGAGCAGCGGATCGGGGATCGGCGCGCGAGCGGGTCGCTCTTCGTCAGCCCGCGGAGGCGTCGCTGCCAGGCGAGTGTGGCGGTGCCGAACGCGACGGATCCGGGGTGGAGCAGGATGGCGTCGAGCTCGTCGAGGAGCCAGGCGATCGTCAGCCGGCGGGCGTGGCTGCCGCGGGCGCGGCGCGGCCGGTCCTGGTAGCTGCGGAACTCCCGCCACTGGTCCTCAACCTCCACCAGGGCGCCGTAGAGCTCGTCGAGGGTGTCGGTGACCGGGCTGGGTGATCCGGCGTGAGTTTTCGCGGTGGCTCCGGTTTTGCCGTAGCGGGCGCCGGCGTCGCGGTGGCCGTCGACGGCGGCTTGGGCGAGGCTGGCGAGGTCGTCGAGGTCTGCGAGCGCGGCGCGGATGGTGCGGGCGCATCGGGTGCACCACACCGGGTCGCCGAGGGTGGGGCGGGTGGTGGGCGGCTCCGGCGCGGCCGGGTATGGCAGGGGTGGGTGCCAGGTGGTGAGGGTTTCGGTGTGGGCGTGTTGGGCTTGGTCGTAGGCGTCGATGGCGGTCCGGTAGGGGTTGCTGCAGGGTCCTGCGCAGGTGTTCGGGTTGATCGGCAAGGTCAGGCTCCCCCTCGGTTGTTGCGGTTACGGATGTCGGCAGCTCGTTGCCATAGTTCGGCGGCTTTCTCCCAGTCCTGAGCTGCTTGGGCCCATAGGTCTGTGGCGCGTTGCCAGTCGCGGGCTGCTTTGCGGTTCTGCTTCACGGCGAGGACGCTGAGGATGACCGCGAGGGCGGCCATGCCGATGAGCAGGCTGGTCATGGTTATCTCCTGCGGCGGCGGTAGGTGGTTTTCGCGGCGGTCATGGACGGCCAGCGGTCCCGAAGTCCCGTCCAGCGGTAGCGCTGCCGGGCGAGCGTCTCGACCTTCGGCGGCTGGGTGGCGAACCACTCCTGGGCGAAGGAGTAACGCTCGGTCACGGCTCCTCCGGGGAGTCGAGGGCGGCGAGGGTGTCTCGGGCCTGCTCTATGGCTTGGACGCGGCACGATGCGGCGATGGTGAGTTCGCACAGGCGACGGACCCGGGCGATAGCAGCGCGGGCGGCCTCCAGCTCTCGGGGTGCTGGCGGGTTGCCAGCCGGGAGCAAAGCGGTCCACGTTCGGCAGGGCCAACGCGTCGTGCAGGTGCCGCACCAAGGGCCGTGCGGGTTGCTGTTGTCGGGAGAGTGCAGCGTCTCCGCGCGGGCGATGGCGGCTTCGGTCTTCTCGGCGCGGGCGATGGTTGCCTCGTGGATGGCTCGTTCGGTCGTGATGATGTCGTCGAGGTCGGCGAGTCCATCGCGGGCGGCTGTGATCTCGGCGCGCAGCTGCTCCAGTTCGTTGGTGGGGATGAGGGTGTGGTCGGTGGTGGGCGGGGTGCCGGGGATGAGGCGGGTGTGGTGGCGGCCGCGCTCGTCCCACGCTTCGATGTCGATGTGCTCGGCCATGGTCATCTCCTGCGCTGGTGGTAGGTGGACTTGGTGCGGCGGGCGTGCGGGTGGGTGCGGCCGAGGAGGAGCCATTGGCCACGCCAGGTGAGGGCGGCCCTGTTCGCGACCGCCACGGCGTAGGCGGCGCCGACCGGGCGAGGCGGCGGGTCGTCGAGGATGAGGACGATGGGCGCGCTGGTGGTGCCGATGGCCTGCCAGTTCGCGGCGTCGTCAGGGTGGGTGCCGGGCGGGGCGATGTAGACGGTGGTGCCGGCGGCTTCCCGGGGGAAGGTGATCCCAGACATCAGGCCACCTCCGCATCCGGCGCCAACTCCAGGCCGGCGGCGGTAAGGAAGTCCTCCAGGGAGATCTCCCCGTCGAGGCCGTCGCCCTTGCTGAAGCGTGCGATGCGGCCGTCCGGGATGGTGAGCCAGGTGTCGGGGTCGGGGTTGTTGTAGGCGTCGACCGTGCCGACGCCGAATCGGTAGCGCAGGTACAGGTACTGGCCGGTGCTGGTCCAGGCGTTCCATTGGGAGGGGCAGGCGGAGCAGGTTTGGATGACCTTCGCGAGGGCGGTCATGTCGTCTCCTGGTTTCGGCTGTGCGGGGTGTGGCTGGTGTTGCGTGTGGGCGGGGCTGTGGCTGCGTGTGGGGCGCGATCATCGCTGTCCGCGTGTCGACCTGGCGGGGCGGGCGGAGAATCGCTCACAGCGCCGCGCGGGGCGAGTGCCGTCCGCGCCTGAGCGGCGCCGTCTGGGGTGAGCCGGTAGTAGCGGCGCAGCGGCCGGCCGCCGGGTGCCCGGTCCTCCCAGCGGGAGGTGGCCCAGCCGTGGGTTTCAAGGCGGGCGAGGATCTGGTGGATTGTGGGGCCGGGCAGGCCGGTGAGGATGCGGAGTTCGAACCCGTACATCTCCCGCTCCTGCGCCTCGAGGAGCTCGTTGAGGATGAGCCGGGTCGGCAGGGTGAGGCGGACGACGGCGGTCACTGGTCGGCTCCCTGCGGGAACGCCTCACGGGCGATGCGGGCAGCGTCCTGGCCGGCGCGCTGGCCTGCGAGCGCCCACTCCGCGGGATCGACTGCCTCGATCGCGCGGGCGATGTGCTCGGCGGCCTCCCGACGGGCCTGCTCGGCGATGAACGGGGACGCAGCCTCCAAAGCGACTCGGGCCATCTCCGAGAAGGTGAAGCGGGTTCGGTTGCAGTCCTCCGCCTCCAACGCGTCGAGTGCGGCCTGCACGGCTTCTGCTGGGGTCTCAGGCATCGGCTCTCCTCAGGCCTCGGCGGGGGCGGACATGCACGGTGCCGTCCTGGTAGCGGATGGCGACGTTGATCGGCGCGTACGGCTTGATGCGGGGCAACGGGAACCTCTGGGCGGGCCGGTCCTTGCGGGCCTCGTTCGGGCGGATCACCACCTCGACCAGCTCACCGCCGAGGAGGTAGTGCGACTCAGACACGGGTCGTCCTCTCGTAGCGGCGGACAGGGATGCCCGCCTTCTCGGCGAGATCAGCGGTGTGGGAAGCGCCTCGACTGCCATCGACGATGAAAGCCAGGCAGACATCAGCGCCGAGGGCGACCATCTCGGCGTTGCGGGCGAACCCGGCGCGCTTACCGAGGCGACCCCAGTCCGCAGGGTGACGCTCCTCGATCAGAGCGCCACCGGCGTTGTCGAGCCACCCGGCTTCGTTCTCGCAGAACCGGGCGGCCATGGCGTCGGCTCCGCGGGGACATGCGCCGTGGACGATGACGTACTCGCCGCAAGACTCGATCACGTCGGGGAGCGCGTTCATGAGCGCCTCGCCGAGGACGAGTTCGTCGTCCCAGGTGCGGGAGCCGGTCACCAGAATGCGGAACGGGCGCGGCGCTTCCGCTGGCAGGGGGGAGGTCACGACGCCTCCAACTCGTCCGCGAGCTGGACCAACATCACGTTGGCTTTCGCGGCGCCGGCCAGGGTGCCGGACTCCAGCTCGACGAGGGCGGCCCGGATGCGGGAGGCGATCTGCTCGGGGGTCACAGCGCCTCCCCAGGGAGGTCGGCGAGAGCTTCGGCGACGATCTCCTCGATGCGTTCGTCTGCCACGGCAATGACCGTGTTCGCGAGGGTGTTCAGCTTGGAGATCCGCCCGTTGGTGATGTGGCAGTAGACCTGCCCGACCTGCTCCATCACCACGTGGTAGTCGAAGAGTTCGCGCATGAGCTGGTCGCGATTGAGGGTTCCGTCGGGGTTCTCGACGATGTCCTTCCAGAAGTCGTCGTAGGTCTTCACGTAGTCCGGCTGATCGGCCATCGGTGATCTTGGTCCTTTCGGGGTGTCCCGTCCGGAGACAGACCGGACGGGACGGCAGGGCGGGGGTCAGGCGGGGACGGGGGTCTCGGCGGCCTTGCGTTCGGCGATGGCGCGGCGGGTCGCCTCGCGGATGCGCTTCCGCATCAGGTCCGGCACAGCGCGGATGTCGTCGAGGGTGAAGGCGGCGCGGCCGTTCTCGGGGGCGAGGACCATCACCTCGGGCGGCTGCGATCCCTGCGACCAGGTGCGCATGCCGCATGCCTTGATCGCTTCGGTCTCGTCGTAGCGGCCGGCCGACCAGACGTCGGCGGTGTATCCGGATCCGTTCGGCCCCCACCAGGTGTGCTGCTTGTTCGACCAGACCAGGTAGGTGCTGCCCTTGCGGTTGTACGGGCTGGGCGTGACGGGCTGGAGGAGCACGGGGTGGCCCTCGTCAACGGAGGCTCGGACGTGGTCCTGCATGTCGCCGATGCAGGCGGTGGTGGGCCGGTACCGGCCATCGGGCCAGGACATGTGGACGATCGCGGGCGTCGGCCGGGCGTGGTCCGGGTTGCTGCAGTAGGTGGGCTCAGACATCGGGGGTCTCCTGTTCGTTGAGGTTGTCGGGGGTCAGGTGGTCGGCTCGTGGTCTTGGGTGACCGGGTGCGTGTAGACGACGACCGGGCCATCGTCGATACGGGCCCGCCGCTCCAGCTCCTTCGCCCAGCCTTCGTCGGAGTTGCGGACCTCGATCGCCTTCGCGATCGCCGCAGCCTCGACGACCTGAGCGGCCTGCTCCCGGAGCTGGGTGTACTTCGCCTCCAGTTCAGCGAGACGGCGCAGCCCTTCGACGTCGACCACGAACGGGGCAACTTGCGGGGATAGGACGCTGTACTTCAGCGAGGAGCGGAGCCAGCCGATCAGCGTGTAGGTCTGGCCCTGTGCGCGGCGACCGATCTCCAACCGGGCGTTGCGCAGGGCCTGCAACGCCTGCCACGCGGATTGTTGCTCGGCGGTGAGGGCGTCGTACCAGCGGGCGCGGTCGAGGGGCCGGTGCGGAATGGGCGAGGGCAGCAGCGCTTGGAGCCGCTTGATCTCGGCCGTGAGCGGTGCGCGGACCGCGGCGGACAGGGTCACGTACAGCCCGTTCAGCTCCGCGAACTCTGTGGTGCTCAGGTAGTGCTCGGCGCCTTCGGCGACACGCTCCAGCGGCATGCAGGCGGTGCGGACGCTGTGCTCGGCGGCCGCTGCCCACTCCTCACGGGTGGGCCAGAGGCGGGCCATCACCGCTCACCCCCGCCGATGGCGAGCAGCACGCCGGGCACAATCTCCGGCACCCGCGCCCGCTGCTCGGCGGTCAGGTCGAGGGCGTCAAGGATCTTCTGGATCGCGACCGCCAGCATCGCTCCCTGCTGCTCAGTGAGCCGAACCAAGCGCTCCTCGAGTTTCAGCTTCGCCAGCTCGACCAGGACGCGGGCCGTGCGGTCCAGGGCGCGTTCGTAGGCGCGTAGGTTCTCGCTGCCCTCGGCGTCGGCGCGGCGCCAGTCGTCGGCGCGCATCTCGGCGACGCGGTCGGCGAGGAAGTTCTTGAGCGCTTTGAACTCCCCGGCGGCCTCGAGGAGCTCGGCGATGGGGTTGTCGATGATCACGGCGTCGGGGCTGTATTGGCTCAAAGCAGTGCGGGCTTTCTGCTCGGCGAGCCGCTCGGCGGCGCGGCGTCGGGTCTGAGGGGCGCGGCCGCCGTGGGCGTGACACACAGCAGCCCCGCTCATGGCGTAGGCCTCGCAGGGCTGGCCGTCGCTGCTTCGGCGGGCAGTGCACCGGCGGGCCTGGCGGGTCATCGGTAGTTCACCTCCATGGGTCGTGGGAGAAGGGGCGCCTTCATGGGTGGCGGTGGCTCATGAGGTGGGTCCCGGCGGGTCCTGGGCGTCGAGGTGGACGATGTAGGGCTTGCCGCATCCGCTGATGCGGTGGTGTCGGCCGGGTGTGGGTGCGTGCCGGTGGGTGCGGGTGCACCAGGGGCAGGTGACGAGGGCGTGCTGCTTGCCGGTGTGGGGCGAGGTGATGAGTTCGGCCTGGACGTGCACGGTGACGATGCAGACGTCGGCGAGGGATGCCTCTTCGGTGTGGGCGCAGAGGAGGAGGCAGGTGGGGTGGCAGTAGTGGAGCCCGTCGGGGTGCTCTAGCTGGTTGCAGAGGATGCAGGTGGGGTTGCAGGGGGCGGCTCGGTGTTCGGGGTCTCTGCGGGGTCGTGGGGTGTGTGCGTGGGTGCGTCGCGGTGGTTCTGGTGTGCGGGGTGCGGGGATGGCGGGGGCGAGGTCGAAGAGGGCTTCGGGGGCGGTGGTGGTCATGGGTTACCTCGGGGCGCGGGGGCGGGGGTTTTGGTCACGGAGCGTGCTCTTCGGTATTTCCGGTATCTCCGGTACGTGTGGGGTACCGGTGAGCCGCGTGTGTGACTGTGTGTGGGCCCCTTGTGAGGTATATCTATACATACAGTAGTTTGATCTTGATATACCTTACTGATCAGGGGGTACTCAACAGGGGTTCTGACCAGCCTTGTTCGGTATGTCAGAGCGCTTTCCGGTATGTGTCCGGTACTTCTCCGGTACATCACGCACCGTGACATCACCCCTCCGGCATCTCCCCCGGAACCCGTGACGGGCATGTCCTGGGGTACCGGAGATACCGGAAATACCGAAGAAGGAAGTTTCTGCAGCTCAACCCATGCGCCACTATCCGGTATGCGGATACCGGATAGATACCGGAGATACCGGAAAGCGATTCTCGACCCGTGACTCACAGTGCCCTCCCCAGCAGCTCCGGATGCGGCACGAACGCGGCGTCCTTCAACTTGCGGCCGTCGGATCCGGTGCGCTCGACGCTGGCGATCCACCCCTGCTGGGCGAGCACCAGGAGCGCGGCTCGGATGCCCTGGGCTCCGTGCTGCTTGACCCAGGAGCGGCCGCGGAGTCCGGCGCGGACGGTGTCGACGGTGAACTCCTGGACGCCCTTGCGGCGGATCCACGCCAGGACGTTGTCTGCGGCCTCCTGCACGGGCCCGGTGGCTCCGGGCCTGTCTGCGCCTGTGCCGCCGCTGAGGACGGCTACGGCGTGCGGGATGGCCCAGTCGGCGATGGTGAGGGCGTCGAGCATGGCGGGCACGTCCACGGGCTCGCTGGCGCCTTTCCCTGCGGCGAGGTGGAGCAGCGCGGCGAGGCGGTAGACGAGGCCTTCGAGCTTCTTGGCCCAGCCCTTCATGGCGGCGAGGTCGCCGGAGTCGGGGTCGACCCGCTCCTCGAGCCGTCTGCGCCATTCCAGGTGGATCGCCTCGGCCGGTTCGCCGATCTGCATGGGGACGGGCCCGACCGGTTCGCCCTTGTCGTCGACCGGTTTGCCGGAGGGCAGCACCCCGTAGAAGGTGCGCTTGACGGTGGCGCGCCAGGCGTCGGCGAGGTGTGGCGGCACGCTGGGCGGGTCCTTGTCGCGGCGGCCGGCCAGCGATTCGGGGGCGGCGAGGAGGAACCGGTTGAGGAGGCCGCGGTCGGCGACGGCTGGGCTGTTGACGGCGTCGGCGATGACGACGGGCTGCACGGCGAGCGACACGGTCAGGGAGGGGCGTTCGACTTCGAAGGGTTCGCGGGTGATGCGCTCGAGTCGGTATGGCTCGGACGTGTCGAACGCGGTGAGCACCAGTTCGAGGTTCGGGATGCCTTTGCTGTAGCGGCCGGTGAGGGTGCCCATGAAGCCGCCTTCGGCGGAGATGATGCCGATGTGGCCGCCGGTGCGGTGCATGATCTTGCCGAGGACTTCGGGGGTGACGTCTCCGGCGAGCAGTTGCGGCCGCGGCGGCGGCGTGTTGTCGGCGATCTCGGTCTTGATGGCGTCGAGTTCGGCGAGCATGGCGGTGCGCTTGTCGCCCACGCTGTCGGCGATTTTGGAGATGAGGCGTTCGCGGGTCTTGACGGCGATCTCGTGCAGCTCGGCCATGTCGGCGTAGGCGGCGTCGTATTCGGTGCGCAGGGTGCGCTCCAGCTCGTACAGGGGTGCGGTGACGGCGCCGACCGCGGGGCTCTTGCCTTCGCCGGAGTCGGCGATGGCGGCGAGGAACAGGTTGAGCGCGTTCTCGGTCCATTTGCCGGTGATGGTGGCGTGGCCGCCGACGAGGGTGGCGAGCGCCCCGAGGACGGCGAACGCGGGCAGGTCGACGGGGACCTGCATGTAGATGGCGACGGCTTCGACGAACTTCCCGACGTCGCCGGGCAGGGTGTGGACGGGGAACGGCGGCAGCACCTGGTGGGGCTGCTCGTCGCCGGGGGCGGCCCAGGTGTAGTCGGCGAGGGCGGCCGGGCTGGCGAAGACGCCGCGGAGGATCGTGGCTTCGTCTGCGTTCGCCATGATGCGGCGGACGTCGGCGGCTGAGCTCGCCGCGGCAGCTGGGGCAGGTTCTTCCTCGGGCTGCTCGTCAAGCGCGGCCCGCGGCCACGGCACTTCGGGCTCCCACGGGCGGACGGCGCACCGCTGCCGGATGTGGTCGAGGATCGCGGGGCGGAGCGCGCGGGCAGGTCCGGCGGTAGGGTCGCCGGCGGCGGCCGCGCGCAGGTCCTTGGCGGCGGCGGTTTCGTTGCCGCCGTACAGCAGGTGGGCGAGGACGCGGCCGTGGGTGAGCCGCTGTCCGCCGCCGGACGGCAGCCCGGCCTCTTCGGAGTGGACGACCGCCACCGGGACCCCGTGGTAGCCGCAGCGGACGGAGTACTTCGACGTCCCGCCGGGGCGCAGCCACAGCTCGGCGCCGTCGCGCTCGACCTGAACGAACGTCCATCCGGCGGGTTCGAACAGGTCGCGCCATTCGCAGATTTCGGCGAGCGCGTCGAATGGGCCGACTTGTCCGCCGCCGGTGTAGATCGTGGCGCGGGGGCGCGGTGGGGGCGCGGTGCGTGCGGCGTGGGTGGGTTCGGGCAGGTCGATCCGGTAGAGGGCGGTGGCGAGGTCGTCGAGGCTGTAGGTGATGCCGGATGCCTCCAGCACGGTGCACGCCCGGGCGAGTCCTTCCTTGCGGTTGATGGTGCCGGGGATGCGCAGCACGCGGGCAAGGTCGCCGACGCCTTCGCCGTATCCGTAGCCGAGCTGCTCCGACGCGGCCAAGATGACGAGCTGCCAGCGGGCGGCGAGGGTGGCCATATCGGCGAAGTTGTCGGCGGTGACCAGGACGGGCTCGTCGAGGAGGTGCCAGGGGTAGAGGCCTCCGCCGGAGTGGATCCACATGGTGGGTTCGGGCAGGCCGGAGACGGCGATGATGCGCTGCGCCTCCTCCACCGTGGCGGGCAGCACGTCCTTCGTCTTGTGGCCGGGCCCGGCGAGGTCGAGGTCGCCCCAGAAGCCGGGGAAGGCCAACGAGTCCGCCGCACCGCCGCGCTTACCAGGCGCGGGCGCTTGGGCGAGGGTGGTGACGCGGGCGTAGATGCCCTGTTTGTGCTGCTGGTCGAGGGCGCGGATGTAGCCGACGGCGGCGTTGATGCCGTTCTCGTCAGTTGCGAAGGTTCTCCCTGCCCATTCGTCGGTGGCGACGATGTTGATGAGGCCGGGTGCCCCGCCGTGGAGCGTGGTGAGCCAGTGGCGGGCCTGGTCGAGGTCCGCCCGCTCGGGTGGCGGGTCTTGCATGGTGGTCAACCGGTCCCCCATGGCGTGCTCGTAGGTGGTGGGTCAGAAGGCGCGGAGCTGGGCCTGTCTTCGTGGGGGCTGTTGCCTCGCCAATCTCCCTGGTCTCACCGCTGCTTTATGGCAACATCCTATGCCACACTCTGAGGCATTGCCTATGGCGCAGCATGTGGCACACTGGTTGTTATGGACGCAGGCCACCAGGTAATGCCGCATGCCTTGTGCGAACATGTGGGTATGGACAGCGAGCGCCGAGCACGGCTTCAGCGGCTTGGCCGCACGTACCGACGCGCCATGGATGACGAGAAGAAGGCCCGCGAGGCGCTCGCCCGGGAGGTCCTCGACGCCCTGGCCGCTGATGAGCCGGTGGGTGAGGTGGCGCGGGTGGCCGGCTTCGACCGGGAGTGGGTGCGCCGGGCTCGGGTGGCCGAGGAGAAGCGGCTCGCCGAGGAGGCAGAGGCCGAAGAAAAGGCGAGGTCGGAGAAGTGGGGATTCGACCACTGACCTCAGAACAGTGCCGGTTGCGCCGTCTCCCGTAGCTGTTCCTCGGTGACCGGTCCGGCTTCGCGAGCTTTGGCCCGGTGCTTGGGCGCGCATCCGTCGCAGGTCAGCGCGCTGTACAAAGTCAGGCCTGGTCTGCGGCCGGTCACCACGAGTGTGGCCGGCCGTCTGCATGTGGAGCAGCGCGACACCCACATACGGCGCCTCCCAGGTGAAGCGTGGCTCCCGCTGTTTCCATGACAATTTCGTATGATCACCTGACCTGCGGGGATGCGCTAGGAAAGGCTGGTCAGACGGTGGGCGCAGACACCGAATATGCGGAACGGCGTGGTGATTGCGCAGGTCAGCCCGCTCCCGCCAAATTGTCATGAAATCCGCAACAGCGCTGTTCACGCCGCCACCTCCCGGACGTTGATGCCTGCGGCTGCTGCCTGCCGCATGCAGTCGCGGGGGCCTTGTGGTTCGGGCTGGTGCGCGACACAGAGCGGGCCTTGGGCGTAGGGCCGTGTGGGTGTGGCTCCGCAGGGTCCGGCGCCGTGCCCGCAGGGTCCGTGAAGACGGCCGCGGGTGGCGGCCGGGCTGATGGTCGACGACGGGTCAGGCACAGGCGTCCTGTGCGGCGAGCTGAGCGCGCACTGCAGCGTCCGCATCCGCGGGGAGCGGCCAGAGCCCGAGCCGCCCCTTACACGGCACCGGCTCAGCGAGCGGGCGAATGTCGGTGAGCTCCCAGTGGTGCTGGCCGTGCGCTGACCAGATGGAGCACAGGCCGCGGGTGCAGGAGTGGATGTGCACGAGCTGGGCGACGGCGATGACGGCGCCGAGCTCGTAGTCCGGCCGGGCCTGCCCGAGGTTGTGGGCGGTTCCGCGGATGCGCATGTCGTCGAGGGCGCCGCGGTCGATGCGGGTGCCGGCGTGTATGGCGAGGGGTCCGCGGTGCTGGGTGGTCCAGGTGCGGTTTTCGATGCGTTTGGTGCCGTGGGTGATGGCCCAGGCCCAGGGCTGTCGGATGGTGAGGGCGGGGAGCTGCTCAGCCACGGTCGGTCTCCTCAGGGGCGTGCTGGTCGAGGTCGTCGAAGTCGATGGCGAACGGGTCGCCGATCTCGCGGAGGTCGGCCCAGAGGGCGCGGAGGCGGCGGATCATCGGGTCGTCTCCGGCGTCTGCTCGTAGCGGAGGTAGGCGGGCGCGGTAGGCGTCTGCATTTCCAGGGCGGGATCGTCGAGGACGGCGGCATACCGGGCGGCCTGCTGCTCCAGCCAGGCGACGGCGGGGTCGGGGTGGGTCACAGCAGGGTCAGCTCCTCGTCGCCTTTGCAGGGCGGGCAGGTGGGGACGGTGACGTTCGCGGGGATGGGTTGCCAGAGTTCGGCCGGGTCGGTGGTGTCCTCGCCGCATACGGTCTTGTCGCCGGCGGGGATGTGGCCGACGGTCAGGACGCGGCGGGCGGGCGCGATCAGGACGCTCACCGGGTGCGCCTTGCTCGGGCTGCGGCTCCGCCGGGGCAGGTCGAGTCGTCGGCGAGCCGGTCGGGGTAGACGGAGTGGGCCATCAGTACCCCGTCGGCGCGGACTCGGAGAGAGCGGCGGCCGCAAGCGGCGCATGTTCCGGTGCGGGGTCGCGGGGAGGCGCGCTTCTTGGCGGGGGCGGGCGCCGGGGTGAGGCCGAGCATGGCCAGGATGTCCGCCAGTTCGGCTTCGTCCCACCTACGGCGGGCGGCTACCGCGCGGACGACGCCCTCGGCTGTCTCCTCGACCGTGCTGTTCACGACGCGCTCCCCTGCGCGTCCAGCCACGCCTGCACGAGCGGGCCGGGCAGGAAACGCCCGTTGCGCGGGAACGCGTACCCTTCCGCCTTGGCCCAGTTGCGGACCTCGGCCGGCTGGTAGTCCACGCCGGGCGAGTAGCGGCGGGTCGGCGTGGCGGTCGGCTCCCGGCCGGGCTCCCACTTGGCGGGATCACGGCCGGTCTCCGGGCTGGGCTCGGCCGCCGGCAGCGTGGCCTTGCCGGGCTTTGCGCCCAGCTGCTTCGCCCGGGACTTCGCGGCGGCAAGGGCGGCCTCCAGATCGGCGATCTCCCGCAGGGCGGCGGCGCGGTCCTTGTCCTTGGCGGCTTCCTCGGCGGCGCGCTTCTCGACGGCCGTGAGGCGCTCGCGCAGCGTGGTGATGGCGGCCTGGGTGTTGCGGAGTGCGGTTTGCACCTTGCGGTCGTCGACTTGGGCGGCGCGGGCCAGGAGCTGGTCGACGTCGCCGGGTTCGGTGGGGGCCGTGGTGGACGCTGCTTCGGTGGGCATGGTGGAGGCCTGTTCCGGTGAGCGCAGGACCGGGCGGCTGCCGGGGGCGCGATGAACGGGGACTGGGGTGGGGGCGCTGGTCTTGAGCTGTTTGGCCCAGTCGAGGTCGGCGAGCTTGACGCCTTCCGGCAGGCGAACTTTGTAGCCGGGCTGGCTGGGGTCGTAGACGCGGTCGTTGTCGTCGACGAGCCAGCCGCGTTGGCCTTTGATGAGGCCGCGGATGGAGGAGAGGGGCCAGTCCATGCGGGCGGCGGCGTCGTGGATGGTGTGGCCGGTGGCGAGGAGGGCCAGGGCGCGGGACATGTCGGGGCGCATGGTCGTGGTGGTGGTCATGCCGCGCTCCTGTTCTGGGGCTGGGTGGTGAGGGTGCGGTGAGCGGCGGCGTAGCGCTGGACGGTGCGGATGCTGCAGCCGAGACGGCGGGCGAGCATGCCTTCGTCGTGCTCGCCGAACTGCAGGAGTTCGAGGTAGTCCTCGAGCCGCCCGCGGCTCCGCTCCTGGCATGGGGTCCAGGTGGAGTAGCGCCGCGGGGCGGGCGGTGGCGGCCCGTCGTCGGGGTATCCGGCGTCGCGCCAGCGGCTGTAGCAGGTGGCGCAGTAGCCATGGCCGTGGATTTGGCAGTTACCGCAGTTGATGCAGGACCTGACGGAGCGGGGGCGGGCCATCAGCACACCCCCGCCAGGTGGAGCTGCTCGAGGCCCGGCAGCATCACCAGTTCGAGGCCGTCGGCGGTGAACTCCGGAGCAGGCGGCGGCGCGGGCCGCATGGCATGGGCCGGCGCCGGGCCGAGGTGCCCGCAGTCACACGGGCACGCCCAGGCGCACAGCCGATCGGCGAGCCACACCATGGCGGTGGCGACGCGGTGCCATCCGGTGGCGGAGACGGACGGGTGCCGGTACGGCTCGGCGAAGCCGGCGACTCCGCCCGTCCTGGTGACGATGTACGTCTCGCACACGGGCAGCGGGACGCCAATGTGGCAGGTGTCGTGCCTGGGCTTCCAGGCGGACAGGCAGGATCCGCCGCCCCACTGGCACGCGCAGTGAGAGGTAGCGCCGGGGTGCTCGTTGTGAGCCTTGAGCATGGCCTTGGGCCACGCGTGCTCACGCACCCAGGCGGCCTGGTCGGGCGTCATCCCGTCACCTCCGGCAGGCCGAGCATGTCGAGCACCTCAGCCACCGCGATGTCGTCCAGGCCGAGGCGGCCGGTCATCCGCCGGACGGCCCGGCCCGCGGCTTCCAGTTCGTCGGCGGGGTTCGGGTTGAGGGTGAGCAGGACGCCGGCGTTGTGGTCTGGGCTCTTGGGTTTGCGGCTGCGGCCGGCCTTCATGAGGGCGTCGTTCAGCCGGAGCTCGTGTTGGAGCATCCATTCGGAGTCGTGGTAGCGCAGCGCGTGCGGGTAGTCGGCCATCACGCCACCGCCTCAGGCCAGGCGGCCTTGGCGAGCGCCTCATGCTGCGCCTTCGGCACCTCGACGATCGGGTGGCCGAGCGCGTCCATCCCAGCGGCGCGCAGCCACCAGGCGTCGACCTGGTTGTCGTCGCGCAGGTCCAGGCCGGTGCGCTGGAACAGTGCCATCCGCATGTCGGGCTTGGTGGCGTTGCCGCGCCCAGTGGCGTACTTCTTCAGCGAGCTGGGCGGGACGACGGCGTACGGGACATCTCGGCCGTCCAGGATGTAGGCGACCAGCCACCACAGGCCGGCGGCTTCGTGGTGACCGGCGCCGGACATGCTGCCGTACGAGGGGCCTTCCACCACCACGAGGTCGACCCCCTGGGTGGTATGTCCTGTGACGGCGGAGCAGATCCAGGCCAGACGGTCAGTGCCGCGAAGGTCGCCGCAGGTGACCCGCTCGGTGTGCCCGTCTGGGCGAGCGATGCCGGTGGCGGTGAGGGACAGGTCGAGGCCAAGGACGCGAGGCAAGGTGCCCGCCGCAGGGCTGGGGATGTGCTCGGCGGCGGTCTGGGCGGCGGTCACTGGGCACCGCCGAGGATGACGCGGGCGATGGTGAGGGCGAAGTCGACGTGAAGCTGCGGCTTGCCCTCGGCCAGGCGTTCGCCGGGCTTGGTGACCGGGTGGCCGAAGGTCTCGCCGAGGCGCTCGTACTTCGCGGCGTAGTGGTCGAAGAGCGCAGCGAGCGGCTCGGCCAGGGCTGGGGAGGCGAGAGCAATCCACGCGGCATCGGCCGCGGTGCTGCCGAGGTCGTGGCCGCCGTAGTTCTCCTCATCCCGTGTCGCGTCGTCGAGCACCTGGACGAGCTGGGCGGTGTAGGAGAACGACCCGCGGCCGGTCTGCTCGATGCCGAGGCCGATGACCTCACCGTTGCCGACCTCCCAGGGGCCGGGTGTGGCATTGGCGGCAGCCTCGCGCAGGTGGGTTGCGGCGGCGCGGAGTTCTTCGGCGGGGGTCATCAGGCCTCCAGGACGGCGGCGGGAGCCCGTCCGGGCTCGGCAGGGCGGAGGGTGTAGGCGGTGCAGGCCGCCGCCGTGACGAGCACGGCGAGCGCCAGGGCGGCACCCCACAGGGAGCGGGCTTGGACGGCCCAGATGGCGGTGCCGGCGGCGAGGACGGTGACGGCGGCGTACAGGTAGGTGGCGATGCTCACCGGGTCCTCCTGCGGATCTTGTCGAGGCCGTCGGCGACGGGCATCTGGTCGACGAGGTCGCGGGTGGCGACGAGGGCGAGTTCGGCGTCGACGTCGTCCAGGGCAGGGCGGGGGGCGGTCACGACGGCCTCCCGTCACGGAGCCGCTGGTGGTCGCGGACCTCGGCCAGGGCCTGCTCGATGAGCCGGTCGACGCGGTCCGGGCGGCGGGCGGCGGCGCGGCGTTCCGCTGACCACCACAGGGCGGCCAGCACCGCCGACACGGCCAGCAGGCCTCCAGCGGTGCGGCTGCCGGCGATGAACTGGTGGATGGCGAGGCCGGGGAAGAACCCGGTGGCGGCGGCCGCGAGCAGCGGCAGGCGGTTACGCACCGGGCACCGCCTCGGGGTGGAGCACGGCGAGGGCCTCGCACAGCGGGCACTCTTCGTCGTGGTCCGCCGGCCGTTGCTGGCAGGGGCTCAGCTGCTGCTGGTGGGCGGCGCGTTTGCGGCAGGCGGAGGAATCGAGGTCGTGCTTGACGCTGTCGGTGAGCCGCTCCAGGAGCGTGCGGAGCTCGTCCCGCTCGGCCTCGGCGCGCTTGCGCGCCTCGTGCGGGGTGAGGCGGCCGACCCGCTGCACGATCAGCGCGAACCGCTCGAACTCCCCTGCCAGGCTGACCTCCATGGAGGCTGAGGGCATATCGACGCGGGTCTCGGAGTAGTTCTCCGCGTCGCCGAGCATGCCGCGCGCGCAGTGCACCCAGAGGGCGGCGATTTCCCGGGGCGGGATCAGGTCGAGGTTGATCGCACCGTCCTTGACGGTCAGGCCCTTCATGAGGGTCTGGTCGGCGAGCGCTTCGGCCACGGCCTGGTCACGGTGCTCCAGCTCGGCGCGGAGCCGCTCTACCTCGGCCCGCAGTTCCTCCGCCTCGGTCAACGGCTCCGGGCCCACGCCGGGCGCCTCGGGACCGTCACAGGGGCGAGGCTCGGTGAGCGGGGTGCCGGTCACCATGTGGAGTCGGAGAGCGTCCAGGACGTCGTCCACGGTGTTCCAGCACTCGCCTCGCGGCTCGTACTCGTCGCGCTCCCGCTTCAGGAACCGCTCGACGTCCTCGATCGACAGGCGAGGCTCCGACGCAGCGCGCTGCTTGAGCTCGTCGACGATCTTCATGGAGTCGCGCTGTAGCTCCCGGCCAAGGAGCTGCACCGCGCCGTTCAGCCGCTCCACCTCGGCCAGCAGCGTGGGCACCGCGTCAATGACCTTGGCCGTGGCAGCGGGCATGTAGGACTCGTTCATCGCATCGGCGAGCGCGGCCTTGATGGCGGCGAGCTGGTCGGCGGAGCGCGCCATGTCAGCAGCCCCCGTTCGGGCCGTCGACCAGACGCTCGTCAGCCGACGGCCGCCCAGCGTCCAGCAGCTCCTGCACCGTCAGCTCCTCGACATGAGCCGAGCCAGTGACCGCGTGCCCGACGAGCTCGGCGTCAGTGGCCGGGCGGACGGTGATCGTCTGCTCGGCCAGGCTGTCCTCGCTGTGGATCACGGCGAGGAGGAACACCTCGGCGGCCTCGTCCGCGTCCATGGGCCCAGCCGGGCGGTCCTGGCCGGCGTACGGGGCGGGCTGGCAATCGATGAGGACCCGGTAGCGGCAGTCGCTGGAGGCCAAGGGCAGGACCTGCAGACCTTGGCCGAGGAGGGCGTCCTCGAGGTCGTCGGCGTCGCCGTACGGCTGGGTGGCCGCGTTGGATTCTGTGGCCTGCCAGGTGGTGATGGCGGCGGCGATCTTCTCCCGCTTCGCCTGGTGGTAGTTCACGGTGGTCTGCTCGGGGGTCTCGGTGCTCATCGGGTGCCTCCACGGCGAAGAAGGAAGACGCGGACCGCCAGAACGGCCGCCCAGAACGCGATCTCGGGAAGGCTCACCGGCCACCGCCCCGGGCCAGAACCGGGCGCGCGACCGCCACGTCCACCACCGGGTGCTCCGCAGCCTCCGCCACCACAGCGGCCAGACCGCCCCAGCCGGTGTACGAGCCGCGGCGAGCGTGACGGGCGGAAGCCCGGCCGCGGGAAACGGCGCCGCTGCGCCGCTGACCCCGGCTCACGACTCGCCACCAACGCGCTCGGCGGCCGACGGCTCGCCCTTCACTCGCCGGCAGGACTTCCCCGCCAGCTCGAATCCGCCTTCGCCCAGCGGGTGGATGAACCCGTTCTGCTGCGGCGACCACTGCATCGGATCCCCGCACTCACACGGCTCGCCCGTCTGCGGCCACACCGGCTGCTCGGCGGGCAGCAGCGACACCGCGCCGCCCAGCCGCTGCCGATACCGGTCCGCGGTCTCGTCGAGCTCGCCGCGCACCATGTCGAGGGAGGCGAGCTCCCGGCGGGTGCGGTCCATGTCGACGATCAGGTCGGCGCGGGTCTTGTCCAGTCGGCCGAGTTCGCCCTCGACGCGGGTGAGTTCGCCGCGCATGTATTCGGCGGAGCTGGGGGTGAGGGCGGTCTGGGTAAGGTTGTCGTGCACGTTGTTCTCCAGGATGTGAGGGGCCCCGGCCAGCACGCCGGGGCCCGGCTTCGTTCAGGGAGTCAGGACCGGCGCCGACTGGATCGGCCACTCGCCGGAGATCACCGCGTTGACGTCGCGCTTCTCGCCCGCCTTCGGGCTCCGCAGCCACTCCTGGTAGCTGGCCGCCTGCTCCGCCGCCCACCGCTGCTGACTGGCGAACAGCGTCGGCAGATCCACCGCCAGGTCGTCGAACAGGTGCCGCCGGTCATCACGCCCCGACAACACCCGAGGCCGCTGAGCCAGCGGCATGTGAGCGATCCGCCCCATGTGCCACGCCACCCGAGCCGCCACCAGCGCGTCGTAACGAGCGCCGTGCGCCTCCTCGTCTACCCAAGAGACGCCGAACACCTGCGCGGTCGTCTTCAGCACATGGGCGCCCTGCTCGGCCGACACCCGGCGACGCCACCGATCCAGGTACTTCGACAGCACGAGCGTGTCGATGACCAAGCTGATCGGCTGGCCCGCCCGCTCTTCCACCGTCTCCACGTCATGCCGGATGCACTCGCGGTGCAGGACGGTCAAGTCGTAGCGGATGTTCTGACCGACCAGCGGGATCCCGTCGAGCACGGCTTCGGCCACCGCCTGGGCGACGATGGGCACCCCCTGCTCCGACGGGATGCCGTGCTCACGCAGGTGTTCGGTGGTGTAGCCGTGGATCGCGGCCGCCTCGGCCGGCATCTCGATGCCCGGGTCGATGAGCAGCGGCTCCCGGTCGATTGGGTTCAGGCCGCCGCCGACGTAGCCGACGTAGGCCTCGGCGATCCGCGCCTTTTCCGGGTCCGAAGCAGTCGTCTCCAAGTCGAAGGCTGCGAGTCTTCCGAGATACCAGGGGGCGGTCACAGGGTCACCGCGCCTTCGGTCTGGTGACCCTGGGCGCAACGCACCTGGTACTCGTAGACCTCTTCGCTGATGACGCCGAGCGCCCGCTGCATGTCCAGCACCGCGACCGTGTCGACCAGCCCCTGCCGATGCCAAGCACCGAGCACCTCAAGGGCGGCCGCCCGCTCGCCCTGCAGCTGCTCGTAGCCGTGCAGGATCAGCAGAAGGTGCCCAGCGGGCAGGGCAACGGCGACGTCGGATCCGCCGGCCCGGCGGACGGCGTCGACCACACGCCGCCAGTCGTCCGCGGCCCGGTCGTAGGCTTCGCGGCTCATCCGGTCACCTCGCCGAGGGCCTTGTACATCTCGGCCGCGTCGTCGGGGGTGACGATGCCTTTGCGCTGCCACTCGTCGACCAAGGCGATCGCGTTGGTGACGCAGCTGCGGTTCACCTGGGCGGTGTCCGCCGTGACGCCGATGGCCTTGGCCCAGTCGGTGACCTGCTGGTCGTCGCCCACCAGCGGAAGCACCGCCTGCAGAGCCATCGCAGCGACACCAGCAGCAGCGAAGTGTGCCTGCGCCCGGCCAACGAGTGCGGCGTGGATGGCCGGGGACAGCTCTTCACCGTGCCGGCTGGTCGGCCGCGGGTCCTCGGGCGAGCGGACGAAGGAGGCGTCGCTGAGCAGCTGCTCACCTGCGAGGTAGTGCTCGGCGCCCGTCATCAGGAGGCCTCGCCGTCCTGCTCGGGGGTGTCGTCGACGATGTCACCGTCGAACACCTCGTCGTCGGGGGCGGGCGGCGGCTGCTCAGTGGGCGGCGGCGCCGACTCCAGCGTGTCGATGACCTTGCCTGCCTCAGCCATGGTCAGCTCGTTGCGAGAGTCCACCGGGCGGCCAATGACGTCGGCGACGAACGCCAGCGCCGTGTTCCGGTCCGTGATGTTGTGCGCCCGCATCAGCGCGCCGAGCTTCTTCTGCTGCGGGTCGGAGATCATCCGCTCCGTAGCCGTGGCCGGGGCGGGCAGATCCTCAGCGGCCTGCGCCGGCCGCGCGACCGCGTCGCGGATCGTCTGGCCCGGCTGGTTCGCCCGGGCCGGCGCGGTCGTCACGACCACCGACCCGTCGCTGTTCACCTCCGCGCCGAGCTCCTCCGGCGTGTAGCCCACACCGGATAGCTCCTCCTCACACGCCTCTCGCGCCACCTCAGAGACCGCGCGGGCCTTGAGCATCGCCTCCGGGTAGTTCTTCCAGACGCTCTTGTTCGTCAGCCCAGCCGAGGTTGCCCGGGCCATGGTCCAGGTGGAGCGGAACTCGAAGTCGGGGTCGTCTTTGCGGATGATCGTGGCGATCGCGGCAAGCAGGGTGCCGTTGGCGTCGCGCTCGACCCACACGCGGAGCCGGTGCCCGGCCCGGCGCACCAGCGCCGAGATCAGGCCTGACGACGCGGACGGCTTGCCCTCGATGATGTGGACGCCGGTGATCGCGGCGATCGGCTCGATGCCGAGGCTGCGGCCGAACTCGATGGCGTACAGGACGTTCTCCGGCTTCCCTCGGTACTGGGTGGGCAGGAGATTGGAGACCGCGAGGGCCTGGGAGTACTGGATCCGCTCCGGCAGGGAGTCGGTGCGGTTGGCGGGCAAGTCGATGGTCATGCTGCGGCTCCCATGAGCTCGATCGGGTCGGGAAGTTTGCGGCCGGCCACCAGGTACGGCGTGCCGCCGCCCTTGGCCTGCCGGGTGGCGATCGTGTAGGTGCCGCACCGGGCCCGCTTGGCGGTGCCCATTGCGGCGGCCAGCGCGGTGCGCGCCTTCGTGGCGCGGGCCTCGGCGCCCTTCACGTCCGCGGTGGCGGCGATGAACTCGGCGGCCAGGCCCGGGTCGATGTCGACGTCGTCGCCGTCGATGTCCGGGTGAAGCTTGCGGACCGTCTCGTACGTCGCGGTGTGCGCGTCGAGGTCCGGCATCTCCCGCCACAGCAGTGAGTCGAGGAACTCATCAGCCACTCCGCGCATGTGCGCGGCGTCGGCCGGGTCGTAGTCGATGACGTACTCGGCGAAGTTCAAGCGGCCGGTCAAGACGGCGATGTAGGCGCGCTGGAGGCCGAGGACGTCGAGGTACCACTGCACCTGTGTGCGGTAGTAGACGGGGATCTGGTCGGTGCCCGGCTCGCCCCACCCGCTGCCGTCGGCGTCGGTTTTGATTTCCAGCAAAGCGGCCGCCGTGCTGGAGCCGGGGGTGGTGAGCAGCCGGTCGGGGTTGGCCAGGTGCTGCGGCCGGTCGGCGTGCACGTATGTGCCGGCCTCGGCCACCATGAGCTCCGGGTGCTGGTCGGCGAACCAGGCCGCGACTGCAGGCTCGAGGTAGTGGCCGCGGGACTGCTCCTTTGTCTGCTCATCAGGCTGGACGAGGCCGGCCATTTCGCACCAGGTGGAGTACGGGGACTCCCACGGTGAGAGGCCGAGAACGGCGGCCATGCGGGATCCGCTGAGCCGGGTGGCCCGGGCCGCCCGCCACTCCGGAGAGCCGGTTTCCCAGCGGCCGAGGAGGACGCCGGCCGGGGTGGTGAGGTCGATCACCGGTCGTCTCCTTCCGGGGCGGGGTCGAGGTGGGCCTGTTCCTCAGTCGGGGTGGCGCGGCTGGCGTGGACCTCGACGAAGAAGAAGTCGCCGTCGACGGTTCGGATGCCGATCAGGCCTTCGTCTTCGCCGAGGTCAGCGGCCGCCACCTCAGGGATACGGCGGATCTTGTGGGCGACCTGGGCGGTGAAGCCGAGCCGGGTGGGCGCCATCGTCCACAGGTCGCCGGACTCACCGCGCGGGGCGAGTAGACCGTCGGTGGCGAGCTGGTCGAGCATGGCCTGCGCCTCGTTTGAGCCGACCAGGCCGTCGAGGGCGTCGATGGCCCGGCTGACGGTCCACATGCCGCAGTGGCGGGTGACGATGCGGCGCAGCTGCTCGGACAGGGTGGGGTGGCTCATGCGGTCCTCCCGTAGGGGTCGCGGCCGGTGTGCTCCCGCTCTGGGGCGGCCTCGGCGCCGGGGCACAGAAGGTCGACCAGGTGCCGGATGCCAGCGGCCTCGTCGGCGGCGGCGCGGGCACGGCGGGAGGGGCGGACCCGGTCGAGGAGCCGCTCCACGTGGGTGGGGTGTTCAGAGACGCTCACGAAGCACCGCCCTTCGGCTGCTCGCCGGCGGCCTCGCGCCAGGCGTCGAGGTCGGTGTCGTCGTATCCGGAGGTCGCGACCGGGCCGAGAAGTGCGGTGGCGGCGGCGAGGGCGAGCGTCGCGTGCACCTGTGCGAGGGCCGCGCGGGCCGTCACCCACTCCGGCGCGTCCTCGACGTCCGCTTCCCTGGCGAGGCGCTCGGCCTCGCGGTAGTGATCAGCCCCAGTCATCGGGTCCTCCCGGCCTGGCAGCCGCCGTCCACGAGCACCAGCTCGAAGCCCGGCGCGACGGTCACCAGCCGGGCGGGCTCGTGAGCCCACACGTCCTGGTAGCGGACACCGACACCACCTGCGGTGACGTGGGCGTTGAGGATGCGCACCGGGTGGCCGCCGCACCAGTCGGGGGCGGATACGAGCATCCGTGCCTGCAAATCGATGGCGACCATCAGCGCTCACCTCTCGCGCGCTGCTCGGCGCGGGCCTCACCCATCAGGGCGTCCGCTGCCGCTGCCGCGACGTTGTAGGGCCCGAACGGGTACAGCAGGTTCTCCAGGTCGATCCGCAGCCGGTGCTGCTCCGAACGGAGCCGCTGCGGGAGGGAGAGATAGTCCTGCAGCTCCAGCTCGGCGATCCGCCGGGCCAGCGTCATGGGGTCGGTGCGGTTCTCGGTGGGCCGCTCGACGGCGGGGGCGGTCATCGGGTGCCGCCGTTCAAGAACGCAGCAGCGACACGGTCACCCAGCTCGATGCGATCCATCTCGTCGAGCTCCGCGACCGTCTCCGAATCGCCCAGGTCAGGCAGCGAGGGCAGGAGCCCGAGGTCACGGATGCAGCGCACCCGGTCCGGGCGTGCCGACAGGACGGTGTGGTGAACGCCGTCGTACCAGCCGGTGAACGTGATGTGGTCGGTCTGCAGCCCCGTCGATCCGCTGCTCGGACGCAGCATCCAGTGGGCCTTGATCTGCTCAACGGCGCCGTTCTCCCACGTCACCTCGAAGGTGAGGAGGTTGGCGTTGTTGTAGTCCGGGCGCTCCACGATGGGGGCTGCGGAGGTCGTACTCTGGTTCATGACTTCTCGCTCTCTCTTTCAGATGTCTCTGAGCGGGTGGTCTGCGAGGTCTGGCCCTGCACGGCTGGGCCTCGCGGCATGTGGGGGCTATTCGGCGTTCTGCTCGTGCTCCTGCATCCAGGCGAGCGCCTCAGAGCGGCGGCACAACAGGAACCGGCCCTTCTTGAAGAAGCGCGGCCCCTTCCCGGCGGTGCGCAAGTTGCGCATGGTGCCGGGCTTGGTGCGGGTGATTTCACACACCTCGTCGAAGAGGAGGTAGGGGTCCTCCTCGGTGATGGTGGTCACGTCGTCCTCCATTTCGTTGTACGAATTTTCGGACAACACGGCGATGAAAAGAGTATCCACATCCACGCCGAGGGCCTCCGCGACGGCGTCGGCGGTGGAGGGCTTGCAGCCGCGCGTGCCGCCCATGAGCATGGCCACGTACTGCTTGCTCAGGCCGATCCGCCTGGCCAGCTGCACCGTGTTGTATCCCGCGGCCTGCATCGCCTGCTTGAGCTGGTCGGGGTTACGGGGGCGCATCCGGGGTGGCATGTGGTGAACTCTCCATCAGCTTGTTGTCCGAATATCAGGACAGTATCGGCTAGCGATGGGAGCTGTCCAGAGGTTTCGGGAGGTTTCCGGTAGTCCGCTGGGACGCTTACCCCCTGGTTCTGGTTTACTCGCGACATCTGGTTGTCTCAGGCCGGATGTCGTAGAACACTGACGGAGAGTGTTGTCCGTTCAGACAGACAAAAAGTCAAGACAGGAGAAGATCAAGAGACGATGACGCCGCCGCAGAGTGGTGGGACTCCCGGCAGCAACAAGCCCCTCAGCCGGCTAGTGAAAGAGCACCTCGAGTCGAGCGGGCAGAGCCTGCGCGAGTTCGCCGAGAAGTGTCATGAGCCTCAGGGTGATCGCGCCCTGTTGCACTCCTGGATCGACCAGCTCGTGCACGGGCGGATGGCCCGGGCCCCCGAGTTGTGGAGGCTGCGAGCACTCGCAGCGGGGATGGGTGTCCCCCTGCAAGCGCTGACGGAGCTGGCCGCGGTTCAGTGGCTAGGGGTCGAGGTCGCCGAACTGGTCACAAGGCAGAAGGACCGGGTGGTAGTGACCGTCCCGGAGGATATGTCACCCGAGAAACGTGCCCGTTTTGTGAAGGCTGCAGAAGATCTGGCGCGCCACATGGCCGAATGAGCGAAGGGTAACGGATAGGACACAATCGGCTAACTGGCGTGATTGTTGGGAGTTTCGGACAACACATTGTCGGTCAGAAGGGTAAGAATCGGCCTCTCGGATACCACAGTACGCGGAGAGGCATATGGCACACGGCGTTCACATACATGCCCCAATCACCCCTTTCGCTATCCGTCTTGTCGACCCGCGACGGGTGATTAACGGTCTGGTGAGCACCGTTGTCCGTCCAACCCGAATTATTTTCATGATTCGGAGGGATGTGAACGTCGATCCAGCGGTTGTTCGCGAGCTGGAGCGGCAGGGGGGTCGGGTGCTACCGCGCCTGGCCTCCCTGATCAGACCCGGCCAAAGGTACACAATTCGGTATTTTTTGGAACATGATATTCCGGGTGGCGGCCTGGTCTTCGTCGACCCTGACGTCGGACAGACCGACGTATATATCCGTCGTGGCCTCATGCCCCTGGCTGCTGCTGATGAGCTGGCTGCGCATTCCACGCAGGTCCTCCCCGACCTCCTCCCCCAGCTCTCGTAGGAGCCCGTAATGGCAGGAAAAGGCCAGACCGTTTTGAAGGCATCGTATCCGAAACGGTGCGGGTGCAAAGATCCCGACAGTGGGAAATCGCTTAACTCCGCATGCCCTGACCTGTCGAAACGCAAGCACGGGACTTACGGATTCGCCACACGCATCGACACCACGGCGCAACTCAACCGGCAGCTAAAACGGTTCGGCTACCCCACGCAGACCGCGGCTCAGGCGGCGTTTGATCACGTAGCTGATCTTATGAAGCTTGCCCGCGATGACGAGCGGATGCGGAAGAAGGTCGGCGACCTCATCTTCGAGATCAAGCGCGGCCAGGAACTGCCCGACGTCGATACCGTGCGGCGCCGTCTGCGGATGGGCGTTGAGCTCGCCGCCTCCGAGGGAACGGTCGCCGAGCTCCTGGAGGACTGGCTCGCCAGCAAGCGCGGCAAGAAAGAATCCTCGAAGAGGTCCTGGCGGCAGCACCTCGACCACTACCTGCTCCCCCAGCTCGGCGAGATCCCCCGCAGCGGCCTGCGCGCCTCCCACGTCGACGCCGTCTTCGACACGATCGAGGAGTGGAACGCCGAGATCACGATGGCCAAGGCAGAGGGGCGCCGGCCGCACTTGCCCGGCGACGTGCGGGAGCGGCACAAGGTGGTCGGCCTGCGGACACAGCACCACATCCTGCAGACGCTGCGCAGCGCCTACAACTGGGCCGTCGTGCGCCGCATGGTGGAGTTCAACCCCTGCCTCGGCGTCGAGCTCGCGCCGGCCGAGAAGGACCCGGCGCGGGTGTGGTCCCCGGAGCAGGTCGCCACGTTCCTCCTGGCGGCCTCCGAGGACCCGTTGGGCCTGTTGTACCGGCTCGTGCTGCTGCGCGGTCTACGGCGCGGTGAGGCGTGCGGGGTCCGCTGGCCTGATCTCGACCTGCGGGCCGGGCGGATGCGGATCGAGCAGACCATCCTGCAGCTCGGCGACCGCATTGTGGTGGACACCCCGAAGACGCGCGCGGGCCGGCGGACGGTGTCGCTGGATGCCGAGACAACGCGGCTGCTGGAGGAGCGGCATGCGGCCCAGAGACAGGAGCGGTTCAACTCGGGTGCCGACTACGTCGACCACGGGCTGGTGTTCGCCCGCCCGGACGGCCGGCCGGTGTCGCCGGAGCGGGTCAGCGAGGGGTTCAAGCGATTGGCCCGGGAGGCGGGTCTGCCGGTGATCCGGCTGCACGAGGGCCGGCACACCGCGGCGACGCTCGCGCTCGAGGCGGGCCTGGACGTGAAAATTGTCTCCGACCAGCTGGGCCACGCGAACACGCGGATCACTCACGACCTCTACACCCACGTCCGGCCTGCAGTGCATGACGACGCGGCCGAGCGGGTGCTGACGTTGGTGCAGGGGCCCGGGGCGCGGCGACGCGAGGCGTGA